AAGACCCCCACCCGCCCTCAACTGCTTCAGAATGGTACCTTCAGCGTCAAAAAGATTGACAGTTTACCCTCCGTCGTTTATGACACTATAACGCAAGCAGGACAAGACCCGAACGATTACCCGACACTCCTAGCAGATGCTGAGCAAAACCGATCCCGATGGTTTCAACGTGTATTCCAGCCCGTCACCGAGGATGTCCGCAAGTTCCTCTATACGGAGTTTGTGGGCACGGCTCGAGAGATACTGGAGCACGGCGAAACTGCCCACAGGATGACGGTTGGGAAACACTGCTCCTGGTGTGACTTTGAACCCATATGCCGGGCCCGCATGACCGGCGATGATGTAGACTACGTGATGGAGAAGGAATACACCGTTGCCGAAGCCGCTCCCGAAACCGAAACCCAATCAAGTAGCAGCCGCCAAAAAGAAAAGGCAGTCAAGCCGGTCCGAGGTCGGAAACCTGGACTACGAAAACCTGCCGACAAAAAGCGCAAGTGAGCTGTCAGGTGCCCGGTCGTTCGTTTTCTATGGTCAGTCGGGTAGCGGCAAAACTACTCTTGCTGGTACTTTTCCTGGCCCTATACTGCTTTGCGACTGTCGGGACCGCGGTACTGATAGTGTGGTGGGCATCAGGGATCTTGAGGTGATGCCCATTGAGGAGTGGAACGACGTTGACCGAGTTTACTGGCACCTCAAGAAAAAGCCAGGCAAATTCAAGACGGTAATCTGGGACACGATGAGCCAACTCCAGGGCATCGCCGTCGAGCATGTCCTCGAGGGCAAAGGCAAGGACGCTTCGTCCGCCGGCGACTGGGGCACGATGACTCAACGAGAGTGGGGTGATGTGGCGGCAATGATGAAGCCGATGATCACGAACTTCCGTGACCTCCCCATGGACGTGGTGTTCATCGCCCAGCACCGAGTTTTCAACGTAGCTGTGGATGAAGAAGGCGATCCGAAAACTGCGATGCTCGCCCCCGAAGTGGGTCCACAGTTGATGCCGTCCGTGGCGAAGCACCTGAACGCTTCGGTGTCGGTCATCGGGAATACCTTCATTCGGACACGTACCGAAGAAAAGGTGATCAAGAGCAAGAATCCAAAAGTAAAGGATAAGGTACAGGAGGTGGAGCATATCGAGTACTGCTTGAGGATTGGGCCGAACCCGATCTACACGACGAAGGTCCGTAAGGCGAAAGGCATTCTGTTGCCCGAGGTCATTGTGGACCCTGACTACAAGAAGATCATGAATGTGCTGAAAGGAGTCTAACAGCATGGCACGAAGAACATCCCGTAAACCCGCGGGCAACACAGTTTCCGTCGACTTTTCGGATGTCGAGGTCCGCGTACTGCTGCCTGAGGGCATGTATGACGCGGTGGTCGACGAGGTGAAGCTCGAGGACAACAACGGGAAGCCGTACCTCGCCTGGAAGTTCAAGACCCAGGATTCCGACCCGAAGTTCAACGACAAAGCTCTCTACAACAACACCTCGCTCCAGCCCCAATCGCTGTGGGTCCTGGCGTCGCTGCTTGATTGCCTCGGCGTCGACCGGCCCGACGGTGCGATGGACCTTGACCTCGAAGAACTCAAGGGCAAACCGATTGTGCTCCAGGTGGAACACGAGGAGTACGAAGGCAAGATCCGCGGCAAAGTCGTCAACTTCATGGCGAAGACTGACGATGACGACGAAGAGGTCGAGTCGGTGGATGAGGACGACGAAGACGAGGACAGCGCCGGCGGCGGCAAGTACACCGAGGAACAGGTCAACGAGATGGATGCCGAAGAACTCGGCGAGCTCGTTGAAGAGCATGACCTGGGCGTTAAGCCGCTGAAGAAGATCGACCGGTATCGTGCGAACGTCATCGCTGCACTCGAGAAGGCCGGCCTCATCGGTGAAGAAGACGAGGACGAAGATGAGGACGACGAGGATGAGGACGAGGAAGACGGCCTCACCGAAGAGTCGGTCATGGAGATGGACGCCGACGAGCTCACCTCTCTGAACAAGGAGCACAAGCTGAAGGTGAAGCTCACCGGCAAGATCAAGAAGGATCGCCGGCTCATCATCGACGCACTCGAGGAGAAGGGCCTGCTCGATGGCGACGAGGACGAAGACGACGAGTGATGGCAAGTCACCGACGAGGGACAATGGGAGGCGCCTTAGGGCGCCTTCCTCTTTTTCGCGCATCATGACACGCGCGACACATGAAACAACGATCCCGGGCGCCCTAGCATGACGAAGGAATCCTCAATACAGCGTGACATTCAACGCGCTTGGCGAAGAATGAAAGGCTGGGTGTTCAAGGTTCACGGAAACGAGTTCACGGGCAGCGGTATACCCGACCTCGTGGGCTGCATACCCCTCACCATAACTCAGGAGATGGTCGGTGATACCATTGGAGTCTTCGTCGCGCTTGAAGTTAAACGTGGTCAGGAAGAAGACGCAAGCGTCATCCAACTCCAAACCATTGAAGAAATCAAAACCGCCAGAGGCTACGCAACAGTGGTCAAGTCTCGAAAAGAAGGGGAAGCAGCTCTGGCCGAAGCTCGACTGGTTTCAAAAGGAAGCGGTCGCGTTCGCAATCCACAAGCAGTCATGCGCGCTCTATATGGAGCAGGGCACAGGAAAGACGTGGGTAAGCTTCGGAATAGTGGAACAGCTACTAACACCCGAAAGCGAAGGGTTAATCGTCGGTCTACTACAAAACCTTGAAACTACCTGGCTCGACCAATTCACCAAGCTATTTCCACAGGTGAACGTAACGCGCGATTGGGAAGTATATAAGAAGCTTCCGAAACCAAAGCTGCTGCTGTGCCACTACGAGTACCTGGTCAAACATGTGGATAAGCTAGCCCGCAAGACTTGGTCCTGGATTATTGTGGATGAGTCACAACGGATTAAGAACCGATCCACCAGCTCGTCAAGAGCGATGAGGAAGCTTCGCTATAAGTCCGACCATAAGTATGTGCTGTCTGGTACACCCGACGACGGTGACTACACGCACTACTGGGCTCAATTTCGTTTCTTCGCACCCGAAGTCTTTGGGGATAGCTGGGCAGAGTTCGACAATGACTACCTACTACCCACAGGCTATATGGGATACAAGCGAAAGTTTGATCCTCGAAAGGTGGCGAAGTTCGAGAAGAAGATTCAACCATGGGTGCTGGTCGTATCTAATGAGGTACTGGACCTCAAGGAGCCCCGTCATGTTCGTATCGCTGTGGACATGCCCGCTCACGTTCGTAAGAAATACGACCAGATGGAAGAACACCTTGTGGTTGAACTCAAGGATCAGATCTTAGCAGCTCAGCTACCAGTGACCAAAACGGTTAAGCTTCAACAGCTGGTGTCGGGGTTCATTTACGACGAAGAGCACAACGTTCACAGGATCAGCGGGTTCAGGACTAGGCGGTGCGAAAGTTTGCTCGAGAAACACCGTGGCGATCCCGTCGTGATATTCTGCAAGTATGTCCCGGAAATGCGCTCATTGGCGTCCCTATGTCGTCGCATGAAACTGAGCTATGCGTTCATTCGTGGCGGACGGAAATTCAAGAAGATCCGCCCACAGGTGCAACGGGACTTCCAGGCGGGCAAGTATGACGTGGTAATCTGTCAGATACGGTCGGGTATCGGCATCGACCTATACAAAAGCCATGTGGCAATTTTCTACTCTACCGGGCATTCTTCCATTGACTTTCAACAGTCGAAAGCTAGAGTCTATCGCCGGGGTCAGACGGAAGAGGTGGTATACTACTATATAGTGGTAAAAAATTCTATTGACGAGGACATCCAACTTGCATTAAAAGAGAAACGTTCCGTCTCGAAATCAATTCTCCGACGGATGCAAACCCGGTTGAAAAGGAGACAACCCGATGGCTACGAAGACGAAGGAAAAGCCCGAAGCGACGACGAAGGAAGCCGCCGCCGACGCACCGAAGTACGGCGTGAGCGACCTGGCCGAGGCGCTCGGCATCGAACCCGCGTCCGTTCGCGTGAAACTGCGTAAGCTCGGCGTCGAGAAATCGGGCCGGTCCTACGGCTGGAACACGAAGAAGGAACTCGACGAGGTTGTGAAGCAGTGCAAGGCCGACGCCGCCGCTGCTCCGAAGGGCAAAGCCGACGCCGACGACGAGGACGACGAGGACGAAGCGCCCAAGTCGAAGAAGGCGAAAAAGGGCAAGGCGAAAGCCGCCGCCTGATTTTCTTCCGCCGTTTCCGGACAAGAGGGTCGCATGTTCGCCATGCGGCCCTTTTCTTTTGGGTTGACAGTCCGGCGTCTTGTGATACAGTGTAAAGGTGTTTCAGAGACACACCTCCCTGTTGGACTTGAGCCACCGGCGTTTCGGCGTCGGTGGCTTTTTCGTCTCCAGGTTGACCAATGTTAATCCAATCAATACAATGCCGGACGTATCATGACTTGGGGAGTCTTGAAACGTGGAAACCGGAATGGTTCGGATCATCGAGGCATTGATCCAACAAGGGGTACAGGCCGTTCCGGTCATAAGTACCATCCTCTTGATGATCGTGCTTTACTACTACCGAAAGGATCAACAAGAGTGGCGCAAGCAAACCCGCGAGGATCTCCAGAGCAGTATACAGGCTATCGAAAAGAATACGGCCACCCTGGAGAAGGTGGCACTTATAAGCCAGCTGCGATTGGAGAACCGGGAATGAATATCTGGAGACTCATGGGTCTGGGGGGGCTAGATGATGAAGACCATAAAACCCGAGAGCGTTTGAAAATAGCTGTTGAAGAAAACGCCAAGGCAGCGCAGAATGCCGAAGAAAAACTGTATGCCTTACTTCGCCGAACAAGCGAAGAGAACATGAAAACGAAGAAGGGTTAATGGGAAATGGTCCACTTCATAGGCCTAATCGGGGGTCTGATCATCATCTTCTATGCTTTGCTGGTTGTCAAGCTTTACTGGCAAACTGGCTGGCGGGTGTTAGATAAGGAGAGCAGAAAGCTTCCGGAAGTGTGGTTTGCCCACGGTGTTGTCATCGCCTTCCTTATGGCGGCAGTCAACGCTTTCGTGTGGAAGGTCGGATTCCGGATTTTGAACTACGGTCGAGAGACTGAGTTCGAGTATGTGCAATACGGCCTGCTTTTCGACGGACTAGTGTTGGCACTTGCTCTAACATGGGCAGCTTTCTGCCACTTGTTCGCCGCATATCTGAACCTTACGAAGAGCGAGCAGCGAGACTGGAACTGGGTTACGATAGCTTTCTACCCCAATCATAACCTAGCGATCCGGACAATCCATCGACTATACGTGGCACTGTGGAGAAGGAAGACATAATGTTCAGCTCACAAGAGCGCCTAGATATCGAAGGCGCTGCCGAACAACTCGGCATCAAAGCTCGGTGCATGATCGCACTGGGCCTTACCGAGAGCAGCGGTACTGTCTACTGGATGGTACAGGGTGCACGGGTTCCACCTATTCGCCCGGAAGTTCATAAGTTCTATGAGTTCCTTAAGCCCTTTCCCGATCTCCAGCGGAAGGCGGTAAACGAGGGGCTCGCTCACCCCAAACGGAATGGCGTGACGCTGCCGAAGTCGTATGCCGGCCGCTGGCAGTTCTTCGACCGGATGACCAAGATCCACAGTGAAGCAGCCTATGCTGCAACCTCGTGGGGCTGGGGTCAGGTCATGGGTTTTCATTGGGAGAAGCTTGGCTATGAAAGCGCTGAAGAGGTTGCGATGACCGCATCCTCGGGTGTGGCCGGTCAGACCGAACTCGTTGCTCGGTACCTGGATCGCTTCGGCGTGACGCCGTACCTGAACGATCTTCCCAATCGTACTGCAGCCGAAAAGGTTGCCCTAGCCTACAACGGCCCGAAGTGGCGTGAGAATGATTACGCCAAGAAGCTGATCCAGAATTGGGCGATTGCTGAAAACGGCCAGCAGCCGGCCGGTCGATCAATTCACGAGCTGCAGGAATCGCTCACGATACTAGGCTACGAGCCGGGTAAAGTCGATGGCGTAAACGGCCCGGCTACAAAGGCGGCATTGAAGGCGTATCAAACCGCTAACGGACTCGTCGCTGACGGCATTGCCGGACCTATGACCTGGGAAGAACTCGACAAGGACCTGCTCGAGAAAGCTCAGGAAAAAGCCCGCACCCGCAAGGACACTGTGGGTACCGCAGGCATCGGCGTTGGCGCCGTCGCAGTGGTCGGCGAGGCCGTTCGTCAGGCGGATGAGATTCGCACAGTTGCGGAGGGATTGTTCGACGGCCTGTCGCTGCCGGACTATATTCTGCCCACAGCGCTGGCGCTGCTCGTCCTCTACATCCTCTATGACAAGCTGTGGAAACGTTAATGACTTGGCTTGCTGGAACACTAATGGGCAGTGCTTGGGGTCGCCGGTTGACATTGCTGGCGATCCTTGTAGCTATCGCTCTGGTGGTCGTGGCTCTCATCTATAGAAAGGGCCGTAAGGATGAGAAGCTTGATCGAACACTTCAACGGCTCGAGACACTTCGTGAAAGGATCAAGGTCGATGAGGATATCCGCCGCATGTCTCCCGCTGATCGTCGGGACGCTCTTCGTCGCTGGGTGCGTTAAGCCCGAGTTCTGCGACGCCGCCAAGCCGCTACGGCTGGCGAGTGATTCTTCTGTGGATTGGTTGTTTGATAACGAGCCACAGTTTGCGGGTGACGTTCTAGCCCATAACACGTTAGGTGAACGTCGGTGTAACTGGCGTCCTTGAAGCGTGTCAAGGAGGCGTGAATTTTCGCCCAGGAATCCGGGTCGTGCATGTGATACGTAGGGTACCCGCGCACGACCCGGATAGCGTCTCAGGCTTCCGATTTCAGGCCAAATTCAGCAGCGTTTACCTCAGCTTGTGTCCATGGTGAGGAGGTGGCCGGGTTATTCTCGAACACGAACCGATAGTCGCCCCAGTCCACAGCGGTGGGTCTAGTACCCGATGCGGTGTCATAGTTCGTTCCGCCGACCCTTGCAGTACCTTTGAGAAGTAGGCCTGGATCAGTGACAGACCGTGCGGTAATACCCACCATCACGGCCTCAACAGTACCGCCCGCTAGGCCGGCGTTAATGCTGTTGAAGGTGTAAGTTTCTCGCTGGTTAGCGGCGTTGGCGATGATGAAGTCCGTGGCAACAAAGGAACCCAAGAACTCGTCGATGTCTACTTCTGCGTTAAGGAAGCCAGTTTCCGCGCCGTTGGCCAGTGTCTGAGACTCATCTATGTAGAGACCACGGGTGTCGGCGTCGTCCACTATGACGCCATAGTAGACCCTCATGGCATTACCGCCTGTGTTGTATGGCGGCCTAAACTCGACGGTATTGATGGTGGTGTCAGCTGTAAACCTTGTGTCCCCCGTAAGCGTAATCACTTCGGACCCGTTGATGTAGACTCGGAACTCGCCGCCGGAGTCGGCGATAACCCACCGAACGTTACAGACCTTATCCGCAGTGAAGCTCGGCGACGACTGAATGGCACCAATCTGAACCCACGCCGAGCCGTTCCAATACTCAGCTGCCCAGGAATTAGCCGGTGAGGTTTTGGCCACAAACCGGAATAGATCTGATGTGGCACCCCTAAGTATAAGAATGGGGTCGTTATTGACTAGAATGGTATTGTTACCACCGAACGAGAATCGAAGCCATCCGGAGCTGTAGGAGCCCGAGGCAATGTTAAAGGATACGGAGGGTCGGGTAGTACCACCCGTTAGCTCCATGTGGCTTCTAACGTAGTCAAGAACGGCGGTCACCAGGGAAGTGTTAGAAGATGAGCCTACCTGAGCAGGCGTGGTGACAGTCCCGGCACTGTCGGAGAGAAAGAAGAAGTCTGGCATGGGCATTTTACGGCATCCTTACGATGGTGAAGCGTTCTAGCGCAGCTACCTGCTGCATTTCAACGGGTTGCTCGACGATGGTGTAGCGGTTTAGGGCAGCTACCTGCTGTAACTCGAGTACTTGCTCAATAAGGGTGAAGCGTTCTAGTGAGGCCACTTGCTGCAGGTTAAGTGGTTGCTTGATGAGGGTGAAGCGATCTAGTGCCGCTACCCGCTGTTCGCCACCGCCCATTGAGATAAGGGTGTAGCGGCTAAGTGCGGCCACTTGCTGTTCGGCCTGTCGGCTGATCAGGGTAAACCGCTCGAGTGCCGCTACCCGCTGGGTCGGGTTTACCGGATTAACCTCAAACCAGATAGGGTCATACTCGATGCTGGTGAGACCGTCCTTCTTAGCGTAGACCCTAATCTCAATGGTGTCCCCGGGGTAGAAGTCGGTGAAGGCAAAGCTATGGGAAGTACCCACGATGCCTAGCGAACTGTAAATTGCCGGCCCACCATCGGTAACGTTGAAGGCATAAAGGTCGTATGTAGTACCTGCGGGTGCAGTGTCCGCGGCATCGGGTGCAAGTCGAACACTGGGTAGTGACTTATCCCGAGGTCGCCAGGAAACGTTAATTGTGGCCCAATCGTCGATGAAACCCGTCTGAACTCGAAGCCCATTTACAGTGGTGTAGTCCGGCGGGTCGGGACGATAGTAAGCATTCTGAAGCGGGATGTTAATCGGCGCCACGCTGCCTGGGCTGAGGGTTACAGCACCGGACGAGGGCATCATGCGAACGGATGCTGGAGTGGTGGCGGCGTCGATCTCGATGGTCGAGAGTGTGGACAGATCAATAAGGTAGACCGCGTCACCGATGCCAATGTCTTGCTGGCGGGTATTCAGCAGTGCCCTGTGGACATTGGACAGTGTAACAGAGCCGTTGAGGTTATCCACAAAAGACTGATAGGACAGCAGTTCACCGTTAATCCACAGAAGGTTGAAGCCCTGGCGAACCTGAGTAACGGTGGCATTAGCAAATTGATCAATCTCGAGATCCGTAAGACCCGTGATGGTAAAGGACGGGATGATCATCGTATCGGCATAGTCGTCAATGGCGACCACGGTGTTAGCGAAGCCCACCACAGGGAAGGGCGCCGCGGAAAACATTGTGAAGTCGTCAATCGTAGCTGACACGCTAACCGATATATTGTCGGCCTTCTGAGGCAGCATCATGATGAATGAAGCGGTGGCAGCGCCGAACACTGAACTGCCGGCTTCATCCACAAGGAACTGAGGGGCATCGAAGTAGTCATAGACAGTGATGGGCAGCGGCGCTTGGGTTAGTGGAGCCGACACACCGGAGGACGGTGCGGAGATGGCGGTATTACGATTGTCGAAGGTGTCACGCGCGCAGTCTACAACGAGGAAGGGATCCTGATCATCGCCCTCCTCGAAGCTACGAACTCGCATCACCATCTCTTGAAGGTTGTAGTCTGCCCAGCTAAACTTGAACACTGAACCCGGGCGAAGGCGGAAGCCCTTGCGGTTCATTCGGAACTTAGCGAACGTGGCAATCTGCGAAAGCTGGTTAAGCTCTCGAGCGGCAACGGTGTTCGCTATGTTAGCGTCTTTACAGAAGGGTAGCGAGATGCTCACCGTTTTGAGATTACCGGTGATGTTTGCCACCGCTAAGTCCTGGGCGATAGCGGTGGAGTCCTGGTAGTTATTACTTGGATCCTTGAAGCCAACCTTGACTTGACTCACAAGCTCAGCCCACATCGTTTGAGTGAAGTTCTCAACACCCTCTATGTTAGTCTCATTGTAGATCGGCAGGGTACCCACGTCATAATCAGCTCGAAGCGGAACGATGATCAGCTTGTTGGTGGCTGGATCCACAGAAAGGATTGAGTCGGCCTGCTTCATGAACTCCTGAATAACTGACCGACCCTCGGTCCCATTCTGAACGGCACCCGCAACACCCTGACCTTCATCAAAGAAAAGACCGGCACGAGAGATGAAGTTGGGGCCGTCGATGTAGTCAAGGTGGAGGCCCATGCCGCCCCACTGGGAGTTGATCAGCTCGTAAGCTGCTTCAGCAAGATTAGTTGACTCAGTTCCAATTAGTTGTTCACCGCCCGAGAGACCCAGTCGGTTCGTGAATCGGGACACAACGAAGGAGACCTTACGAAGCTGAGGCTGTTCGCCCAGGTAGGCATCGTAGAAGACGATGTGAGCAACGCCTCGATAGGCCGGGTGCCCAACGATCCCGGGCAGCTGGGTGAAGTTGCCTGGAAAGAAGCGACACGTTGCTTGAAAGCCGCCGCCGTTACCCTCGCCACCAAACAGCTCCAGATCACCTACGGCGAAAGGCGTGTCATTCGTGACAGTTCCGGTCCAGATAAGCTTGTCGTCCATCCAGATCTCATGAAGGGTGCAGCCGTTGCTGTCACCCAAGCAGAGACCCAGGTCAAATGTGAGATAGTACTTGTAGCCGACAACAACCTTCTTGGAGCTGAACAAGCCGGTCTTGACTTTTTCAGTTACCTCCTCAAACCGATAGTCACCGGCGTAGAGGGTGTTCGGAGACTCAAGCCTAGTCTTACCTATGAGGTACGGAATCGGCGAATTCTCGGTGGCCTTGGGAAAGCCGTTCTCGTCAAACTCCTGCGCCTTCGCGTCCTCGATCTTGGGCTTGGGGATCAGCAAGCTGAAGATGATCGCGGAAGCGATGAAGAGGAATATGTAGGGAAGGATCATCGGATTCTACCTGTGGAGAACGGGTTGATCCCCGGCACGAGCGGAAAGCCGAGGAAGTTATTGCCGTTGCTGAACTTGGATTGGCAGGTGGCGAAGGTGTGGTCGCAACCTTTATAGACAGTTACAAGGTCACCGTCTTCAGCTCGGGAGAAGGGCAGCTTCAGCGTCACGACAGCGCCGGCATGGCTCACGATGGTGCGACGTTCGCCAGTGACGCTGTTCACCATCTCACCACCATCTCCATCAGTACCGGTCCACGGTAAGCTAGCGAGAGTGACGTTGACACCCGACACCGCCACTATGACTGCCGTATGCTGATGAAGCAGCCGGCTTACACCACAGCGTGAGTCATACAGAAGATGGTTACAGGGACCTTGCCAACGGATACCCGGAATTGGACGTTCAAGCGCTTCGTCAAAGGAGCTGGGTATCCGGAGCTTAGCCACTCGACCTTGAACTGCCCAGCTGGTGACGGGCCCTGTCCACAGGACACGAAACTCGCCGTCGGGGTCACTGGCGTGACCGCGGTAAAGCGTCAACGTGAGGTCCGGTGGGGTGTTCGTAAAGGCATAGGCGCTGGCAAGTGGGTGATCGTATGGGATCTCCACTTCAAGGGCGCCCGATGATGAGCCGCCGGCAGCGTCGATCTTGATGTTCCGGCGTTTTAGGCCAGGCGTCGGCACGTAGGTCCGAAGAAGATACGGGTAGGACGTCGGGTAGCTTGTAAGCGCAAAGTCCTCAAAGCTACCTTCAAAGAGATACAGCTCAACTGCAAAGCCGTCGTCGTCGGATTCTTCGAAAGTCTCATAGGTCATTGACGGGTTCCTAGTACTGAGAACGAGAAGACAGCGCGGTTGTTCCGATACTTAACTGTTACCTCATCGGTGGCTAGCCGAACTCGGTATAGATAGCTAACTCGAACGATGGGCCTTGAGGTAACGTCGAGTGGCAGGGGTTCAAGCAACGAGATAATGGTGGTGCCATCGGGTTGCGGTGTTGCGGTGTTCGTGTTGTGCCAGGTGTATGTACCATCAGCATACTCGATTTCGAGTTGCTTGTAAATCTCGTCCTGAATGTAGATTACGTAGTCAGTACCACGAACGTTGATGGCCGAAGAGCCATCAGTGGGTGGAACGTAAAGGGCCAGGTCGTTTGTCTTCGAGGCCATGTAGAAAGCTTTAAGCTGACCAGCCACTGCATCAAAGAAGGTGGTAGCCCAATCGTACTCGGACATGTCACCCTGAAGCCGAGCTGTAAAGCTAGCGGATTGAAGAAGTTTGGGTTGAGCCCAGATCGGAGCACGATCACGAGGGCCGAACTCAGTGGACTGCTCTTCAAAGATAACTTCTTGAGCTCGAGTGATACCAGCCCGCACCTTACGATCTAGTACCAGAAGCGAGTTAAAGGTCGGCAGCGTGATGCCGGCACTCTCGCGGCTCACCACTCGATTACGGTTGATCACCTCGCCAGTTACACGAAGGGCGCCGGTGACCTTGTCAATCTCAACCTGAGGCCGGTCAAGGTAAATTGCGTTGGACGGACAGATGATCCACCCTGGTTGAATGGGCTGAGCTAGCAGGGTATCCGTGGTGCAGCCATCAATTTCCATCTGAAGAATGGTCAGGATGATGGCGTTGAAATTGAACAGCTCATCCACAATGTAAATCTGATCACCGGCTCGAAGATTAGTTCGGGTTGGGTCGAAGTAAACCCGATCCGTAAGTGCTAGCGACTCAGCCGTTATGTAGGTCATGTGCTGGAAGAACGGCACGGTCACCGCACTGGTGATGGATTGATACAGCCGGTAAAGCTGATCAACTACCTCGGGCTCGTCGAGCACGTACTCCATAGATACCTTACGGTGAGGAGCCGGTGCATATCGAACCCGTTGTTCTGTGGAATCCCAAGCGACCATCACCCGAGTGCCCCACTTCCACTTCTCTTCAACGGTGTCATCTTCGGGAAAGAGAGCAATATCAAGAACAATGCGGCCGATAATGTCCAGAGTGAAGTCGCCCTGGGTGTAGTCGCCGAAGAGATCAACGTCAATGGTGTTGATGCCCGGGAACACCTGAATGTTGTAGAGCTTCCACTCAAAATCACGAATTAGTTGAGATACAGCATAGTCGGCGATCACGAACCCAGCACCAATGCCTGTAAGGGTGGCGACTGTAGAGGTGTCACCCTCTGGGAAGGTATTCCACAGACGCCATGGGATATTGGTGTTGAAGGGCGGGTTATTGAGAAGCAGCGGATCAGGGACTGGAATGAACCGATAGTGGAATTCCCGGTGCGGGTTACTGTCGTCAATCCGCATAAAGTGGGTTCGGATAGGCACAAGGTCGGGGTTTGAACCGGGTGAAGTATAGATAACCTTACGACCAGCATCAAGAGCACCGTCGGTGGCGTACTCATGCCAGGTCATCAAGGCATCAAAGTTAGTGCCATGGTCGTGATAGCCGGCTATGACTTCCTCGAGGGTGTTGAAGAATGTCGGCATCAGACAACCTTTCTATACGCCCAGCCGGCCCATCCGCTACCAGGTTGGAATTGAGTTACATAAGAGGTAAGGCGACGAAGCCTTGGGAAACACTTCCAGGTGTCAGTGCCCACAGTGATCTCCTCACCCTCGGCCATCGAGCGGATGTTCACCGACCGAACGTCAGCAAACTCACCAAGGTAGGAGAAGAGATCATCGTAGTCGTTACCGGCGTTCACGATGAATGGTATGGTGCCCAGCGTTACAAACCCCGAGACCGGGTTAACTTCACTGCCCCATCCGTTTGCACCAGGCCATGAGGTATTGCCATTGGAGGCCCCGCCCCATTGAAGGGCAGAATTCCATACGTTAGCACCTGGCGTTATGAGAAGGGTAGGGGCAATCCTGGAGTTATTGTGGACATCTGTTCTATTGGGCCAGGCACCGTCATTTGGAACGGGGTAGGCGCCCCCCGACTTAAATCGCCAGGAGCCCACCCTGTCACTTGCTGCACTATAGACATTGTAGGGGATAAAGGGGCATCTCCACTTAAAGTGAACACTCAGGTTGGAGGTACTGCTATCGCTGTTGGGGAAAAAGTACATGTTGTCCACATTGAGGTGACACACACCATTGTGGCCAAGACCCTTCTTGTCAATTTCGCCCATCATCCAGTGGGACCAACGCGGCTCGCCCTTGTACTGATACTTGAAGGCCACATTGATGTACTTACTTACTGTAGTGTCGGCAAAAAAGTGCCACTCCGCAATATCCGTATCACCCACGGGGTAGAGAAGAGTATCAAGGGCAGTACCTGCAAAGCCCAAACCACTCTTGCCCATGGTGATCTGAAAATTACAGGCTCGAATGGATGAAGCTGTATTGGCTGCGATGTAATCCGAGTATGAAACCCAGTTTGTTGTGGGTGAGTAGTCCCCACCCATTCCGTAGTAGTGCTCACCATCAGGGGAAAGTGGCCAGGTAAGACTCGACCAGGTGTAGGTCTGATCTGTATCCACTGGGTAGATCACGTGGTGAAAGCAGTGAAGGGGCGACCAGTTGATGCCGTCGTCGGAGAATTCTAGGGAGACTAAACGGGGTGCAGCTTGGTCAAATGGTGCTCGGATAGTGACACGACGAACGTCCACAGGTGAACCCCAATCACCGCCGATAAAATAGTTTTCCTCGCCACTGGTGGCAACAGTGGGGGTCCAGGTGGTGTTGTCATTGACGAAGGCGTTAGCTGCGGTACTGGGGGCACCGCTAACGATGATTGTACCGGGAGTACCAACACTAACTCCGGCGTTATTCTTGAAGTCTACCCATTCAAGGGTAAGCTGGTAGCTACCCGTGGAGGAAAAGTCTGTACTGTTAGTGCAGATTCTCCACCAGCGGTGAGCACCGGGTGTAGGCGGGGACCAGCCATTTGCTAAAGCAAAGGTGCCAAGTGCGGCGACCATTGCGGAAAGGGTACCGGTGCCAGTTGAGTATGCCATTTCTTACAGCTCCTGGACAGCAAACCACTGGCTGTCCTCTCTGATGACTCGTTTGGGGAAGACTCGGTAGTTCTGACCGCCTATGACCAAAACTTGTTCGGGCACAAGGCTTGCGCTACCGGGTATGGCTACAACGCCCTGGAGCTTACCAACAGCGCCATACTCCCGGCCGTAGATGATGGCATCGAGTACCGGTAGCTCATCCTGAAGTGTGGCGACAAAGTTCTTCAGCCAGTGAAAGCCGTTGGCTTGGTTGGACCAGCCAGACATGGGAAATCCGAGTGGCGCAGAGGCGGAGCTACTTAACGCAAGGCCCAAGTGCCACGGATAGACCCAGTAAAGGGGTTCAGAGGCGGGCTGGTGACCGGCAAGGGAAACAACCTGGTTATTACTTACGTCATTCCAAAGTCCGTCCCATTCAAGAATCTGACCACCAGCTGTACCCGGGTCGAAGAATGAGGAGTTGGAAGCGTTAGCCACATCCCAGTTATAGAAAGTGTTAGGCGAGGTCCCCGCGAGATACAGGGGGCTGGGGTGCTGATCTGGGTTTGCGAAGGCCGACACGAAGCCAGCATACATAGAGGCGTAGTCACCGGTCGCTGATCGAACCACAAGGATAATACGTAAGCTATTGACGTAGACCCAATAGTCCATGTCATCGCTCTCGGCCTCCACAACGAAAACCGGTTCCTTGGTGACGATCAATGCCTGTTGCTGTAGATGCATCTCGGGGATAAGTGCATTGTAGTCCGTAGCACCGTTCATGTAGCAGCCGGAGTTACCTGAGGTAAGATCAAGCCACAGACGAAAGTTCACATACACCCGACGAGCCGCGTCGTAACCGGGGCCACGAAGTCGATACTCACAGGGAAAACGAGGGCCACCTGTGGGCGTTGACGACGCGAAGTAGTTGCCGTCGGCTGGAAGCGTCAGCAGCTTTTCTTCGTTCGCCGACCACACGAGACCAGTAAAGATATGGGCAAGCATCCAGCTGTTGGCCGTCCCATCATGTGAGGCATAAACCTCCACAGAGGTAGGCCCGTAGGTTGCAGTGGTGACTCCGATCACGATTTGGCGAAGAAGCTGGTTAGCGCCAAAGGTCACGTTGATTGGGCCGGCGTCGTCAGGCTCGAGGTCAACTTGGGTGAGAAAACTATCATCGAGAAGGTTGGCGGGAAGATCCGTAAGTAGGTCATCCGGCGTAAAGGTGAGCATGGCGGGGGTTAGCGTCAGGTTGGAGCCCCCGGCTGTAGCCCTAAGTTTAAGCTTCGAGATTTGAAGTATGCTACCGCTCAACGGATTTCGAAGAACAAGTCGATAGTAACGGTAGTTCAGCGGAAAGGTGTTGACCGCACCATTATGCTGAGCGCCGTCGAGGATCGTCCAGCCGTTCGCTGCGGCGAAGGTGGTCATAGCGCTGAAGACCTGATTAAGTGTCTTGACGCTACCTGAGGTGAAAGGCATGTTAGTTCTCCAAGCCTAGGATGCTGCGGAACACTCGGCGGTCCTGTTCCACAGTCTGGATGAGAATGTTCTTGCCTTCGCGAGAGCCGAGTGCAGCCAGGGCTTCGTCTTGGCTTCGAACAGTGATGACATTGACCGGAACTTGAACGTCGGTCTTGAGATCGGGCAGCTTGCTGGGTGCGGATCGTTGGGCATTTGCAACCTCTGCTCTGCCGGCGTTTTGGAGAGAGCCCACAGAATTGGTCACTCGGCCGCCGTCTCTCATGCGCCCGATTTTTATACCATTATTCATCGCCTCAAGCAACGGCAAGTTTGCTTTCGTGGCTTCTGCATTGACGACGAACTCGCCGTTGGACAAAGCGAACAGGCCAGCTGCATCATCACGCGGACCGCCCGGGCCGGTGACTCGACCGCCATTCGCAAGACCGGTGATAGTTGAAGCCACAATGGCGGCTACTTGTGCACCGCCAGCAACAGCGGCTGCAGCAGCCAATGTCTGCGGGATCGGTGGCGGGAAAGGCGCAGCCAATGCATTCGAGATGGCACGGAAGGTGTTAACCGTAGCTTCTGCGATGGCGAGCGCTTTCTGAGCAACGAAGATACCCTTGTAGATGCCGCTTTGCTTACCCGCATAATCTTCCGCCGTCTTAAGCAGAACATCGACACTCTCCTGTGCTGAGCTGATGGCCAGGTCCCATCGACCGAGTTCAGCGTCGAGGATCTCACGCTGGCTCGCGAGCGTCAACGCGCGAAGGCGCGCTTGGTATTGTTCTTCGTTGATGAGGTCGACGTCTCGGGCCTGCTGGAGGATTATCGTGCGTTCGTTGACGTACTCCCGGATAGCGTCTATTTGCGCTTGAAAACCGAACTGGAAACCTAGCGACTCATCTGTGGATCTCAGGTCCTGAACGAGGCTGGATTGAGCCAAAGCAAAGTCAGCTTCAACCTGACTGATGGCGCCGCTGTCGAGCAGAGACTGAAGAGCACCCTGGGTGTTGATGTAGTCTCGAACTCGGCCGTTGATCTCGTCGTAGATATCGGATGCCGTTTGCAGCACCTCGATTTTCTTGACCATCTGTGCAACAGCTTCGGCTTCAGCGGCGCTGAGGTTACGGCCGATAGCTTCAGCAATTCGCATCTGCTCATTGTAGATATCTTGCTCTTGACCGAGCTTCGTGAGTGCTTCAGCCTGAAGCTCAAGCTCAGCATACAGATCAGCGAAGCTCTTCGATGCGCCACCTGCAGCACCGCCAGCATTACCAAGGCTAGCAGCTGCAGCATCAGCAGCAGGTGGTACTTCTCCAAGGGCGTCGGCCGTTTCTCGAATACGGGCGTTGTTCGCCGCCTCAACAAGCGAGGACTCCACAGCTGCTGTTGCAGCGCCGCGTTCAAGGGAGCCGTTGTAGGCAGCGCTGAAGGCATCGCCAACCTCGGTACCAGCGGCTGCACCGAAGGACTTGTCGAATGATCCGCTGAGGTCGATAGCTGCGATGTTACCGCCGAGAGCGTTAAGCCCCTTGATGATCAGGTTCACCATGTTGTCGAACTGGTCGATGATGAAGCCGATATACTTGATAACGATCTGGACAAGCCCACGCCAGCCGGCGTCCCAAGCAGCGCTGATCGCGGCGATGATACCATTCCAAATCGCAACAAGCTTGTCAAGCTGGCGAGCGATGAAGAATAGCGCATCCGCAAAGCTGATCTTCGGTATCATCTTCGCCCAGCCGTCTGGAATGAAGGCAAATAGCCCAGCGAACAGGGCCTTGATAGCCTCCACAGAACGATTGAAGACTACTCCCAGCAGATCGGCAACAGTTGCCGCACCTTCGCCAAAGAGCTTCATCTTGTCAGCGAAGGTGATGAGAAGCGAGATACCCGTAGTGACAGCGATAAGGAATAGGCCAATGGGGTTCGTTGCCATGGCTAGCGTAATCGCCTTGATAGCCACGGGAATAAGCATCAGGCCCTGGTAGATCGCATAGATACCGGCGACAATCGCACCGGCAGCCAGAACTCGGGCAATGGTATCTAGATTGTCCGCCAGGAACAGCATCGCATTGGACAGGATCAGCGTGATGCCGGTACCCTCGTCAAACGAGCGGAACGTCGCGATGGCTTCGTTCTTCAGAACTTGAAAGGCCTGCGCGATGGTGGGTGTAGTTTTCGCGAAGGCCTCCTCAAGAAATGCTTGCTGCTCGACGATGGCCTGGAAGAATTCTTTCGAGGAGATTTCACCTGCCAACACTAGTTGTCTCAGCCGAGAGACTGAACCTCCGGCCTCGTCGATACCCCGAGCAGCAGCTTGAGCCAGAGGTAAAGCCCCTTCCAAGATCGAGTTGAATTCTTCTGCTCGAACAATCGTAGCTCCAATTGATTGTGACAGCTGGATAAGCGCACCGCGTGCTGTGTTTGTAGAACCACCCTGAATTGCGAGAGCAGTACCCGTTGCCTGAACGAACTTGTAGAGGTCTTCATTTGTTGCTCCTAGTTCTCTCTGTGCTTGAGCTGCCCTTTGGAACAGGGCAACGTTTTCTTCGAGTGGCGACCGTGTAGCCCGGGAAATGTCCCTCAACCGTTGAAAGGCTACCTCCGTGTCACCAATGGTATCGCTTACCAACTTCAGTCGGTTTTCGATACCCACAGAAGCGTTCGAGAGGTTGATAAACTCCCGAACTGCGAACCCCACACCAATCCCCGCAAATAGGTTTCGGAATACCCCACTTACCCGAGTAGCAGATCGCTCAACGTTGTCGAGCTCGCTTCGGACTTGCCTGATCTTGCCAATCGCTTGGCCATCCTTGATGACTAGTGTAATGTCAAAATCAGGCATCAGGGGCTTCCCTCTTCATCTGGTCATAGACCCACGAAACGTAGAAGCTATCGAGCTTGGCGATAACTTGTTGGAACACAAGAAACTCGTAGTAGTCCATCTCCATCACTTCGGCATACTGATGAACTGCTGTCCAGGGTATTCTGCCGACTGACCCGCCGGTGACTAGCCGGCAGGTCGTGAGTTGGTCGAAGGCGTCGATGTAGAACTCTTGCCCAGGAAACAATTCTGGCCGGTCGTAGAACCAGTCGGGGGCTTCGCGTTTCCGTTCGAGCATTGCGTTGACCGCAAACCCCTCTGTGGAAAAGCGAAGCTCCCACTGAAACCGGGCAAGGATTAGTTTCCCAGCTCTTCTCCATCAACGACACCAGCAAAGTTCGAGGGTGTAGTGCAGAACACGCGCAGAGCGTCGAAGATCCACCCAGGAAGGGCGTCAAGAAACTCCTTGCAGTTCTCCACAGAAAAAGCGACTTCGCCGCCATCGTTGTCGAAGACGTTGCCCCAGCCGGTGATGATGTGCTTCGGGTAAAGGTCACGATCATCATCTCGGCTAGCTTCGAGCGTCTCGAGAGAAACGCCGCGGGCAGAAGCGGCTTTGATGCGCTTGTTGCTTCGAGCCAGTTGAGCCTTGGCGAAGGGCTTGTTGGCCTCGGTGGCCGGCTTCACCATGACGAACGGCGTCTTGCCGTTCATCTGGATGTCGACCAGATCATACTTCACCGCCTTGTCAGCGGCGATCTCATACTTCTGAAGGTTACTGAACTTGGACATTGGGTTAGCTCCTTCGGGTTAATCGGGTTGGGTGGGGGCGATGCAGAACCCGATAACTACACCGCCCCCTCGGCCGCGCGACCGCTCGTTAGACCGCCGGAATGAAGGGGAAGTGCGACACGAGAAGTGACGCACTGTAGGTCGGATCCCCAAACGCTTCGCCGGTCAAGCTCACTCGGATGGACTGGTTCTGCGGAAGTTCGCGAGTACCGCCACCCAAAGTCATTGCGGGAATATCGAAGGCAAGAGCACCGTCGTCGTTGTCGATGACGAAGTCCAGTCCGATAGTCTCGTTGTTGCGGATGGCGTTGATCACACCCGCGTCCGTGAACAGGACGGTCGTTTCCATGTTCACGAAGAAGTTGCCGAGGTTGATGAACGGAGAGCCCAGGGTGCCGAGGCACTTCTCGGGTTCCACGTTGTTCTGCAGTGTGAGCGTCAAGCTCTTGAAGCAGGTCGTCAGACCACTCTCGTCAACCTTCTGCACTCGAAGCCGAGCAATGTCGGTGGAAGTGCTGAAGCTGTCGGTGCGAACCGGCTCGAGAGCCGTGGAAGCGCCGGCTTTGCGGACGTTGGTAATCTCCTCGGTGTCGATGCCGATGAAGCCGAACGTCACTGTGGACTTGTCCGTTTCCGGAAGCGACAGCGACAGTTCGTTGGCGTAGTTACCGATGGCGTACTCGTAGGCAGTAGCACCAGCGGTCCACAGGTTGTCGAAGGCGCCTTCGAAGTGGTAGGTGCGTTCGATATAGTCGACGTTGTCTACGTCCACGTTCCGAAGGAAGCGACCGAAGAAGAGGTCGATCTGCCGAGCAGTGCCGCCGGCGCCGGTGCTGGTACCATCGTCGAGAACGAACGGCGAAGTCGTCTTGTCAAGCGTCAGCTTGTTGGCTGCCACAGACACGATACGAGCGAAGCCGTAGTTAGTGTCGGCGTTGGCCTGCTGGAAGAACTGGTTAGCGGCAACGGCGCCACCGATCCAGATAGTCTGACCCGGGTAAAGGGGCAGCGTCGTGAAGTTGAGTACCGTCGAGATCAGGTCGCCGGCAGCGTCAATCCTGAGGTCGCCAGCAGCGCCCCGGACGCCGGCACGTTCGACTACTGCGTTCGCCGGAGGAGCGCCCTCAGCAACTAGCACAGTGCTTACGGGAATATCCGTGTCACTGGGCGTACCGTTGACCAGGTGGACGCCGTTGTTCACCGCATTAACCATGCCACGAACGTGGACGAAGGTGTTGACGGGGAAGAGAACGTTCACGTCCGCAACGGTGAAGCTGTTGGTGTCGCAGGAAAGAACACGCTGAGCCGGGGTGCCCTGCCAGCGAGCAACTACGAAAGCCGACAGGAAGTCGTCCATCGGGTCCATCGTGGTGTCATGCTCGATGCCCACAGCCGATGACTTGTCAGTCGTTTTCCCCTTGCGGCGTTGACGACGCTTCGAGATGGGCGTGCGAGCTACAGTCTCGTATTCGCCGCCCCACTCAGTGATGTTGTTCGGCTCGAGTGTCTTCCAGACGGGCGAACCGCCAAGAACACCCGGGCTTGTCTCCTCAGCGTATGCAATGCTGAAGTTGTTGGTTTTAGTCTGACCCATGGGACATGTCCTCCTTTATCGGGTCTCATCGTAGGTATAATCAACCCAAGCTTCGGACATTTGCCAGCCCTCAGCGGTTCCACGTTCGCGGTAGGCGGTCTCGCCACCGAAAACAGTTGCGCGACCCAGGTCCTCATCGAAGATCTCAAAGAACTTTTGGGCCAGTTGATCCGAGCGCTTAAGCCCGGTATTCGGCACGGTGAAGATTTGGAGAACCAGCCTCACCTTGTGCTCGAATTTCCTACGACCCACAGGGCCGAGTGTCTTTTGTCGAGATTCGCTGTGACGAACGCTAAGCCGAACCCAAGGTGTGCCAGCGCGGGGTGACCCGGGTGTAGCGGGCTCAGGCGGAACGAACTGCTCATTCTCGAAGGTATAAATAGTCTCAGACCCCCATCCAGCGATGAAGGTTTTGTAGACCAAATCTCGAAACTCATTTCGGGTCATCGTGCGGTAACCCCTCGAGACTCTTGGATAGACAGAGCCACCGCATTCTCGATGAACATGGGCGGGGCTTGAATGGAGCTACCGTAGTTAAGTATCTCGATGTAGGGAACGTCATTCACGATGATGGGCGGGTACGTTCGGGTGATGCGGTATTCACCGACCTCAGCCATGCCCGCTATTTGGGGACCGAACGTTACAGCTTGTTTAGAACCGACTGGGCCGCGAAGAGTACCACCTAGAGACGGCAGCCAATTCGATGCGGCCCAGCCAGTTTTCTTCGGAGTTACAGCGACAAGGTTACGAACCATCCGCCGAGTGAGAACGGCCACCGACCGGCTCGTGAACCTTTCGAGTTCATTTACCACGTCGATGGCCCGTCCCATTACTCCGACTCCTCGGTATCGTCCGGAACGTCGGACGCATTGTCGTCTTCAGCCCAAGCCAGGATCTCCTCAGCGGTCACAAGCGTCTTCGCTGTAGCCACGTCGAGGTTCTTGCCGGCCTTGGCCTTCACCCGAACAAGCAAGTTCTCGTCATCGGCGATCCAGTACTCTTTACCTTCACGCTCGATGTTGTGCTTCTCGGGATCGAACACGAACTCGCCGTCACCAGCCACCAGGTCAATGACTGCGGCAATCCGTGCCTCGCGGTCGTCATCGGGTAGTTCGTTCCACTCCTCAGCGGTCAGTCCGCTATCGGTGAAGGCTGCTTCCACAGCAAAGCCGAGGAGCTTGAGCTCCCCGCCGATCATCACCTCATTGGGCTGAACATTGGAGCCAAGAAGCATCACTTCGGGTTCTTCGGGTGTTCCCTCCATGTCAATCTTCTTCGCATCCCAAAGCAGCCGAAGCTTGCGATGGTCCACAGCAAGGTGGCGATGCGGGAAGACGGAGCCCGGTTCGTAGATCTTACCGGTCCATGAGAACCGGCGAGACACCACGAATGGGCCCCGATGACTGAAGGGCAGCCGTTCAGCTGATTTAGCCATTTAGCTGCCCTCCAGGTTACGCCGACACGATGGTCGAGAAGAAGATGCCGAGGTCGGCGGCGACGACTTTCTGGTCGTAGGCCGACTGGATCTCCACACGATCCGACTCCAGGTGTTCCATGCGGAACCGCTTGAGACGGATGCCCATCGGGCCCGCAGCCAGGAAGCCAGTCCAGCTGAAGGTATAACCCGCAGACGGAACCATGATACCCGGGTTCGGAGCCGAGTGGCAGAGAAGCGCACCGTTCTTCATGATGAAGCGCGAGACTTCGGTGGCACCCTCCTTCGCCGTGTTCTCGATACCGCGACCGACGAGGATACGCGGAATCTTGAACAGCTGGGCCAGATCGGACACGTCGATATCCGCCGGCCGCCCGGGGGTCTGACCGTACTTGACACGGTCGATGATATCCGGGTGGTCGTAGAGAGCGTCGAGCACATCCTGACCGAGCAGAAGCGTGTTGGGTTCGAAGCCGGTCGCTTCCATCATGGTCCGCTTGTAACGGCGGATGTCCTCGATGGGGTTGGACGCGGCGTCGGACCAGCGAAGCACCTGGCTACCCGTGGGGCCAGCGGCCACACCGGCAACGTCGGTACCCCACACACCTGTCGTGAAGTACTTCGAGGCGAAGTTCTTCTCGCGGTTGATCAGCGCCTTGTGGGTAACCAGCGTGGAAGCCTGATTGTCGGCGTCCAGCGGGCTATCCGTGTTGGCACGGACCTGGTCGGGGATGTCGTGGTGGTAAGCCCGGACGTGGCAGTAGTAGGTGTTGTCCGGGTTCACCGTGTAGCCGCCACCGGCGGACTCAGTACCGGGGGCGCGGATTTTCATCTCGTCCCGGTTGAAGGAATCCCGCGGAATCGTCCAGTAAGCGTCGGACTGTTTGGACACGGGGATGTTGGGGAACACGCTTCCAGCGATGAAGTTGGACGCATCCTGGAAGTACGCGATGGCGATGTTGGTCAACGGCCGGTTGACGTGAACATCACCTGCAGTGGGCTGAGACATTGAAGTTCTCCTTTCTTCTCAGCGTTCAGCTGGGTGATGCCCAGCGTTAGATGATGCCGAGGTACCCGAGTTGGATCTCGACAAGCTCGCCGGCAGCCGCAGTCGTGAGGGCACGACCGAGGATGTCGGTACCAGCACCAGCGGCAAGAACCGCAAGACCGGCGTTGGTCGAAGCCACCAGCTGACCAGCGGTAAGACCACCGGCGCCGGTGATAACCTTGACGCGACCGGCAACCGCTACTTCAGCGGCGCGCCCGGCAGCGGCAGGGTCATTGAGCAGAACGCCCGTCACACGGTCGTTGGCCGTGGTATTCAGGTCGACTTGCCCATCAGCGGCGACCAGCACGAACTTGAACTGGTGCGCCGAAAGATCACCGCCAGCCTCGAAGGACTGAACGGTGACTGCTTCCATGGTTGCCATGAGAGTGTCTCCTTCTGGCTGTGGGTTACGCGGCGCCGACAGACTTGGCGTAGAGAGCCTTGCCTTCGTCGCTGTTCAGAACGGCCTGGTACGCCTTGATGTAGGGCTCGTTCTTCTCGGCCGAACGGGCTTTCGCCAGTTGATCGAGTTTCGCTTCAGCCGACTTCTTGGTGTCGTCGTTCATGTCGTCGGCGGTGAAGTCGTCCTTCTTGCTGCCGACTTCCTTGAGGGTCAGCTGGACGGCGCCGTGAGCGGCCTTCAGCATTTCCTCTACACCAGCGCGGAGCGCGTCGTCCTTGATGCCGGCGACGGCCTTCACGAGGGTGGTCTTCGCGGTCAGGTCACCCTTGAACTTGGCGAACTCTGTGGAAGCACGCTTCTCGAAGACAGCGTTGGCGGCTTCTTCGCGCATCTTGCGAAGGTCCTCTTCGCGCTCGTCGTCACGCTTCGCCATGTCGATCAGGCGGGGATCGTCCGACTTCCGGTACTCGGCGCCGGTGACCTTCGACTTGTAGATCACGGGGTCAGCTTCACGGGACTTCGCGATGGCCTCATCCACAATGGCCTTGCGCTCGTCGGCGGACTTCGCCAGGAACTCATCCTGAGCTTTGCCCTTGAGCGACTTGTAGTGCGAGCGCTCGGCATCGGTGAGTTCACCGAGCTTTTCCGCACGCTCGGCTCGGGCATTCGCCTTCGCCAGCTCATCAGCCGATTTCGTGAGCTCGGCCTGCAGCTCTTCTGCGGTCTTGGACATACAGTCCTCCTTTGCTTTGACCGTTGCCGGGCTCTCCGGCTCTTTTCCGCCAGGGCCTCGAGCCTTCATGATAGACATGAGTGCACCGGCCTGAGCGGGTTCGTCCACAGCCGCAATCTCGGCCATGGAAAACCTCCGCATGATGCGACGTCCGTTAGGCATCCGTCACCTCCTCATCTTCAATCCGACGACCACCGATTGAGAAGCCGGTGTACTCGCCGCTTTCAAACTTAGCCAGCACGTCTTTCGACGGCATGATGCCCACAAGCAGGCCAGTTTTCTCGACCTGGATGTTCAGGCTCTTGGCAATATCCGTGGTCATCGGGAAAGCGAAAACCACTTCACCATCAGGCGTGGGTTCTCCATTCTTCCACGTATGCATGTCAGTCGAGATACGGCTCGACTTCATAAAATCCACAGTAGCCTCGAGCATCGAGTCCTCGGGGATATGATCGCCGTGGTGGTCGAAGTAATCTTCACCGTTGATCTTCGACACGATGGCGTAGCCGACCACCAACCCAAGCTTCGAATGAACCTTAAGCACTTGCGCTTTGCCGAAAGATTGGAAGCCAGACATCAGCTTGAAGCTCTTTCCGTAGGGGTTGCCGGTGACCGGCTGCATCCACTCGCCACTAAGACGAATGTCGCCACTATATGGCGTTATCTGGCTTTCGTCAACCCCTTCGCCGTTGTAGGTGATCGTGATATGAGGGCGATAGGGCGTGTGAGATGGCATTGCACCCCGGTTGATCAACTCTTGATGGCGTCTTTGAAGGTAATCGGATTCCAGCTCAAGGACAAGTACATTGCCATCCTCACCAAATTTACTGATCCGCCTTTCGCCGCCACGGATCATCAGATTCTCGCGGTCGGCGTCGTCATGCGACCATCCGAAGGCCGCCTCGGAGTACATGACGGTGACGTGAAGGTCGTAGGCGGGGATCGTTGTCTCGATGCCTTGCTCATGAGCCCAAGCGATGATGGCTTGGGCGTCTTCCCATTCGAGATGGCGGTAAGCGTAGAGAGAAGAGAAATCGCTCATTCGACTTGCTCCGTGATTAGCATGCACCGGCAGTTGACGGTTTCGGATGCAGGTGCTGATGGGTCCCCGGGTCTCATAAGCCAATTGCCGTTGCCCGAGACAAACGGCTCGTTGAAGAACTTGACCTGACCGTTAAGGGAAGCGTGGGACGAACGAACTTTCTCATCCTGAGCGGTCACCCACTTACGGGCGATACGCTTGCCTTCCACAGTCTGGGTCTGTTCGACCGCAACATCGAGGCCAAGATGAAGCGCAGTCATGGCCTGAGTGCGCGAGATCACCTCGGCTCGCTGACGAACCATAGCCTGCTCAACTCGACGTAGCATCCGACGAGACTCGAGGGTCGTGAAGGTCGGTCGAGCATTGAAGTCAATCGCGTCGAGAGTAGCGGCCTCCAGTGTTGCGGCATATGCGCGGAGGTCTCTCAGCTGACGTGCGCTAAGCCCAGAGGAGAACCCGCCTCGTCCCCTCTGAGCGTCAGCGAGAAACCGTGACACGATTCCAGCTCTCTCGACGCGAAAGCGTTCCGCAGAAGACGTTGGGTCGAAGACGCCTTTAAGGTGATTGGCTTCGGCATACCCCGCCAGAATAGCCTGCCGTATCACCAAGTCTGCGAAACGCTCCGCCGCAACCCGCGCGTCTTGAGAAGCATCAACAGCGGAAACAGCACGAAGCCATTGCTGTCGTATTGCACGACGGAAGCGGCGAAGTAGTTTCTCTGTCCGTTCGGGTGTCATCAGAGTCGACCTTGACAGAGATAGGTGGCGCTGGCTGGGTCTCGATTGACGCGAACAACCTGGAAGGTGTTTCCGGGGTTGTCGCTCATCTGAACCCTCATGCCTATTTCGGGCACGATTGCCGGCTTGATGGATTTGGCGATGATGAGGATCTTTCGATCCTCCTTCAGGACAAGCTCGTTGTCTACTTCGTTGTCCCGGTAGTACTGGATGATGCCCTTGAAGGAATGGGCAGTCGTTGAACCACCAACAGGGCCAGCGGTTGGGTCGTTTGCATTTCTTACTCCATTAATATCCCGATAAAGGGTTCCCTTGAGAAGACCGGGAGAGAGTTCCCGGTGAATGATCTGGTCGATTGCGAGGCCGAAGAGTTTGGGCATCAGTAGACCTCACCTTCAGGATCATTGTCAAACACCGAAGTGAACTCGCCTTGGAAAGTACCTGAGTCCTGCGAAAGGATACCCACGCCGCTCAGAAGGTAGGGCTTGAACCAGGCGTAGGCAGCTGTGGGCAACGGGGGTGCACCATCGAGCGTCGACCGGAAGAACCACACCTCAGCATCACCACCCTTAGCTCGCTGAACGTTCGAGCCGGACGAAGGCGAATTGGCCAGCTCGGGGTTTTCCACAAGGAGCAGTGCCAGTTCGTAGAATCCATTGTAGATGGCGATGGGGCTGTCGAGCGGCGGCGTCGGTGTAATGCCTTCGCCAATTCTCGGCCAGGCATTCGGCTGATTGGGTACCGCTACTTCACCGATCCATCGTAGCCGGTTCATGATACGGTTGGCGCTCACCAGCGTTCGACCCTGAAAGTCCTCGTCTGAAGCAAGCCAGGTAGTAGCGGACTCGGACGTGGAACCAGTGATGTAGATGAGTGCGTCATCCACGCTGGCAAGAACGTTGAAGTCCAATCCGTTGACGCTAACTGTAGCCATTGGTCAGTACCTCAGGTTGGAGCGATGGACTTGTTGAGCACAATCTTCCCCTTACACTGAAGTCGGGGGTCACCGGAAAGCCCTTGAGACCAGATATTATAGTAGTACGTCTTGCCCTCGAGAAGGTCTGTTAACTCTGCGTTGGGCACGGTGATATTGAAGGTGGCGGTTGGCGGGTCGATCAGAGTATAGTGGGAGTTGAACTCGACGAACGGCACTGCACCGGCATTCACGCCCACAGTAAGGAGAAGGCTGTAGTCAGCTGGATCAGTGAGCGTAGTACCGTCATTGTTCTTCGCCAACACCGTGAGCTCGATGGACTCACCTTTGAAGAAGTTGGTTATCAGGTCTTGGTCTTCCATTTGGTGACCCTCGTTAGAGCCCGATTAGGGTGTTGTTGGATGCACGTCCGATAAGCGCTGGCGGGGCATTGTTAGCACCGTATACTACAGGAATGCCGGAAAGTCGACCCGAGAGCGTGGCATTTTTAGCTGAACCTTGAACTGTAACGGGCAAGGTACCTAGTCGACCGATTACCGTAGCCGCTTCACCGTCGCCCTCAAGCACGTCAGGCGTAGGCAGGAAGATAATGCGGCCGAAAGCAAGTAGACTATCATTGCCTTCTGTAACTACAACGGAAGCCCCAAGAGCAAACTCGCCGATGGCAATAACTGTGTCGCCGGCCTCTAGCAGGAGGGCATCTACGTTGATCTCTACGCGCGCTTCAGCTTGAACAACGTCGCCCAATTCCACAATGGAGAGCGAAGCGTTGACGGCCAGTCGAGCATCGGTGGAGATTACGTCGGCGGCTTCAGTAATGGTGGTCGAAGCGGAGATCGAAACGGAGGCGGTCGAGGTAATACTGTCGGCAGCTTCGGTTAGGCCAACGTTGGCCGTTACGGCTAGTGTGGCAGTCGAGGCAAAGCTATCGGCGCCTTCCGTAAGGGCGGCGTCAGCAGCTATCGGGGAAGCGCTCAGCGAAGCTGTGGACGAAACGACGTCTGGCTGCTCAACGCCGCCCAGTGTGGCGATGATCGCCAACGATACAGCCGAGGTTAGTGTATCGGCGGTTTCCGTTAGGGTAGCGCTTGCAAGAATACTTAGTGTGGCCGAAGCAGAGATGCTGTCGCTGCCCTCGGTGATGGCGAGAGAAGATACTATAGCAACGGCAGCGGAACTCGAGAGCGTATCCGCAGCTTCCGATATTGAAGCGGAAGCTCGAAGGTCAAGAGTAGCTGAGGTGACAATCGTATCCGCAGCTTCTGTCATCGCAGCGGATGAGAGGATTGTCAGGGTTGCGTCGGCGAATATAGAGTCGCTGTCTTCAGTTACTGACAGATCGGCGAGGATCGGAAGACCCAACGCCGATTGGCTTTCAAGAGTGTCAGGCTCTTCAACGGCGGCGCCATCAGCTACAACTGGCGCACCAGGCTCCAAAGCCGGAGCGGCGATTGGCCCTTTTCCACGAAGGTGATAGCCATCGCCGCCAAGAAGCCAAGCTTCGATATTCTCCTGGGGTCTCTCAGTAACGAGGTAGTACTCGTTGGGGTTAGCTGGTCTGAGAGTGCCCAGGATGGACATGAACTATGCCCCGATCAAAGTCTGGTCGGTTGTACCATAGATGCTGGGAGCTCCAGCTTTGTAGAACACGATGAAGTGGGTATCCGGCGAGTACCAGGACTGAAGAAGAAAGTCCCCATTAGCGTCGGAAACTATGTCCATGATGAACAGTCTGTCAGCAGTCCGGAACAGCGAGCACGTAACACCACCGATGGGCGTACCATAGGCATCTCGAGTGGTACCCACGAAGCCCACACGGGAGGCATTACCCCAAGCTAGTCGAGCCATCGGGCGGCTATACACCGCCTCTTGAAGACCAACATCCGCACCTTGATCACCGATGAACCCGCGGCCACCTGGCCAGAAGGCAGTGGAGTATCCACCTGGGTAAGCCGTGGGCAAATCCCGATCTACGATCCGGTCGCGCTCACGCCGGATCACGCCGTAGGTGGGAACTAGCCGACGATCCTTTCGCTGAAGAATGAACTGCGGCAGTGCACCCCCGACAAGCTGGCTCATCAGAAGTACCCCTCCGGTCGCGCCTTGGCGTCGCCGTACTCCGCGGGCACGAGCAGTGTCCCACGGTCCTTGGCGTTCGCCTTGACGCAGTCAGTTGCCTGTTCAAGGATTTTCAGAAACAGTTCCTTGTCGCCAAACGGGCCGTCCATGCCCATGGTCCCGTCGAAGTTGACCACAATCTTGACTGTGGCGAAGTAGCGGGGCGCATTCTCCGCGTCCCGCTGCATCTTCAGGAAACGATCCTCGTCTACACTCATGATTAGGCATCCAAGACTGCGTTGATATCCATGGCGACTGCGGTGGTGATGTTCCACGAAACGAGGGAACTCGAAACCGGAATGATGAAGCCACGCGGGAAGGTCCAGATCACGCCGACGCCAATTGTGGCCGCCGAGTTCCAGCGACGGTGGAAGACAGTGGGGGCAGTGGGTTGCGCAGACCAGGTAATGTGGCCGTTGACCACCGCCGGTGCATCCGCTGGGTCATCCTGCTGGAACAACACCGGACCAGTGGGAGTACCCGCGGTGGCGGGACGTCCAAGGCCGATCGACTGGGCAGTACCAGTGACTTGGATCAGGCCAAACTCGAGCAGCGCGGCACGAACGGTAGCCGGAGTATAGATGCCGAAGTTGGCGTTGGCGACGGTGACGCCGGAAGTTCTTGCGCCTTGTGACTGAATAGCCATTCGTGTTTCCTTTACGTGTTGGCTGCAGTGATAGTGAAGGTGTTGACCGTGAAGGCCTGGCCAGCGGTGAAGTTCGTGCTGTCGCCAATCATGTCAGCACCCGACGTACCATAGGTACCCTGCATGTGGCAGATAGCACCGGTGCTATCGTAGATACGCCAGTGAGCTGCAGTACCCGAGTTGTTGGCCGTCAAGTCTTGCCAAGTACCGGACTTAGCTTTGCTCCCGCCAGAAGCAGCGGCCATCCAGTCGGACGGCAGCGTCAGTTCAGCAAGAATTGTACCCGAGTCAGCCGCAGCACAGTTAGCCGGCGGTGCACCAGTTCGGATACGAAGAATAGCCGCTGTGCCAATCGCAGTTTCGATGGCATCCAGCCGCGCGTTGTTCACAACGGTGGAGTATTGAAGTGCCACGTTACTTCCTTTCTATTTATCCTCGAGGTCTTCGTTGATGTTGGCCACAGCGCCCTCGATGGTATCGCTGTCGGGTTGGCCATCCTCTTCACCAAAGGACCCACCCTGTTCAAGAACGGGCTGGCCATTCTCATCAAGGATAGGGTCACCGTTTTCGTCAAGCATCGGCTTACCACCGCCGAGTACCTGATCATCGGGCAGCGTTTCGGGTGTAGTACGGGGCAGGTTAAGCACGTCACGGATCGCGTTGACGACCGGGTCCTCGGGAGTGATGACGGCACCGGCGCGAGCCATGTCGAGAATAGCCGAGGTAATCTGCTCGGGGTTACGGAACCGAATGGGCTCAGGCTCCGTAATGGGCATCATCTCAATCGGCCAGCCGTTCAGTACCCACAGGACGGGCAGGATGTCCTTCTGAACGGATTCCGCGATTTCCTTCAGCGAGCTCTCGACGATGAGCGCGAAGTTGTGCGACTTGTCCGTAGACAGCGCCATGGAGCCTTTACCGTCACCGCCGATCAGCAGGTGTTCGGTACCCATCATCCGAGCCATCTCGAGGTTGATGCGCTCAATGGCCGCGGCGTTCTCCATCAGCGACGTAGGTGAACCACGAAGCAGTTCGATATTCCACTGAAGGTTCGGCGAGGGTGTGGCGGCGTCATCCTTTGCTGAGTAGGTGGCGCTGTCGAGCAGCATACCCAGCCTAGGCGATTTCACATGTGCCTTGAGGAAACGCATGACCGGCGCCAGGTACCGGTCGTAGGTGGCCTGGTCGATATCGCCGTTCTCGAGTTTCCGGTTCATCTCGGCCAGTGGTGCACGACCAATGGGTACACCCCGAAGGTCAGACTCAAAGCCGTAGCCCTCGAGCTGCTCATAACGCTCAAGCCGACGAGCCGGGTAAACCAGATGACGGAACAGACCAACACCTTCGGGGTTGTCGTTCAAGCTGTCGTCCACGACATAGAGTAGCTTCCAACGAGGAATGTAGGTCTCGACGCCGGTGTTTGGATCGGTTTGGTATGCACCAACCATCCGACCCTTGTCGTCAATCTCCCACTTCTCGATGGTGCGTTGAGGGCGGACAGCGATATCGAAGAAGCCGTAGTTCCCGTCCTCACGCTGCTTCGCCGTCCACTCGTGGATGCTGTAGCCGTAGAAGCGGAACATCGCTGCACGACGAACAACCCTGTGGAAGGGGGTCATCATGTCGTTCATGATCTCATTCACGAGGTCGGCATAGAAGCTGTCCTTGTCATCCTCAGCGGGAGTAAATCTCCAACCGGCCTTGGTGACAAGGTTTAGATAATATCGAACCGAAGCCGCAACGACGGACGTGTTGAGCAGCAGGTTGGAGAAGGTGCGATACTTCTCGGAACCTACTAGTGAGGAGTCTTTCTCTTCCTCAACCAAATAGCCGCCGGTATGCTTAGTACCGGCGACGCCAATCTCGATTACGGAGCCCGCTTCGGGGATTTCCTCAGTAAGCTTGGGCAAGGTCGAAGTCATCAACTAGCTCCTCTGGGTCCACAGCCTGCGGCGGAGCAGACTCCTGTTGACGGTTTTCCATTCCGATCAGCTCACCGAATGCACGGGAGGCCGCATCGACCTGGTCTTTGATTGATGCCATAGGGAAGTTCGAGATCTCATCAAGGAACGCTGAGTTCCACTGGCCTCTCACGATGAAGACGTTCCCCGCTTCGGCTTGGGCACTGAGGCCCGTTGCGCGAACTTCTTTGTTTCCGGATTCAACTGAGTACCGGACGTCATAGCCTTTAAGGAGCTTGACAAACCGCTTAACTTGAACCTTGCCCGCTTGACCGGGGTCTTGAGGTAGCGATATACGAACACCGTATCCGTCTTCCTGCGCACAGCCCAAAAGTTCTTCGTCAACCTGGAGTTCACTCCACCTGCCGCGGCGAACGTCCATGATGTAGTACTGCTCATTAACCATCTTCATCAGCAGCCCAGCGGTGTAGGCAGTACCGGATCGAGCCTTCGCTGCTTCAGTTGCTGCAAGGTCCCATGCACGAACGATCTTACCGCCGATGGGTGCACGATCAACCTTCTGGAACCAGTCTCGATGGAACATACCACCGCCGCGAGGCGTAGGACGCTGCTGGAATTGACCAGCCGTTGCGTAAGCGCCCATAACTTTCTTGTCTCGTTCGAGCACTGCAGGTGTAAATCGCTCCGGCCACAGCAGCTCTCCGTCTTCGGTTCTGGGGTCCTTGAAGCCAATGCTAGTGTAGCACCGACGCTCAGGTTCAAACTCCATCGGTAGAATCAGGTGCTCATAGCCAAGATCATTGGCGATGATATGGCCGGACACATCGTCCTGGTGAACTCGCTGCATGATGACGACGATGGCCGACTTTTCAGGGTCGCTCATACGAGTGGGAAGCACTTCCGTAAACCACGAAACCGCCTCTTCCCGGTAGGCATCGGACTCACCGTCCTTCACGTTATGCGGGTCGTCAACGATGATCCGGTCGCCTCGTTCACCGGTACCAACACCACGAACGGACGTAGCAAGCTTGAAACCCTTCTTATCATTCTCGAACTTGATCTTCGAGTCCTGATCGGAAACGATCTTGAAGCGATCACCCCACAGTTCCTGATACCACCGATCCCGAATGAGGCTTCGCGCGCGGCGGTTGTCACGAACGGTCAGGGTTTCCGAGTAGGCACCAGACACATAGCGATGACCTGGTCGGTTCTTCGGTCCCCACTCCCACGCTGGCCAGAAGACGTTGGTAGTCAGCGATTTCATGAAGCCGGGCGGAACATTGATGAGCAGTCGGTTGATGTGACCATCCGTTACTGCCTCAAGGTGATCGCAGATAGCGTCGATGTGCCAGCCACTGCTAAACTTTCGGCCTGGTTCCACAACGTGCCAGGCGGCGTTGATGAAACCCTTGAGTGAACCCTCCGACTCGTATCGGTCTAACTCAGCTAGCGTCTTGAAAGGATCAGCTTCGGCCGACCGCTTTCTCAAGCGTAGCTCGGAGGGTATTTCTCTCGGCATCGTTCAGCTTGCTAAAGTCGAAGACCGTCTCGTTCTGAATGGGGTTCCCGTCGGGTCCGCTGAGTTCGAGCTTCGAGCGATCCTCCTGACCGAGATAAATCTTGCCGAGGTGGATTGCCATCGGCGCGCTGTAGCTTGCCAACGCGAATTGCTTGCGGCGAAGTCCGATCTTGCCAAGCCCCTGACCGGCTTCATATGCGGCAGCAACGGCGGGGTCCTTCTTTAGCAGACGCTTCCAGGACTCCACAGAAATACCGAAGTAAGCCGCGATTTCCTCATGGGAAGGATGCAGCTGCATGAGCTTCTTCAGCTCGGAGATCGGTACTCGTTTTTTCGCGTGTTTTGCCATGCCAGAAATATGGCTAAAATTTCGTTTGAAGTCAACCCGGTATCGAAAGGGGTAGTTTCGACCATTGTTCAGGGGCAATGTAGACGTTGCACTGGCAATAACTCATTGATATCATTATCTATCTACCACAGCGAGGATGTGAAATGGCCAAAACGAACACCAAGCGTTCCCGGGGGATTAATGGCGATGACCCCATCCCGTCGTCGCCTTCACGTCCGCCGATAGCCAACATATGGCTCAAGTTCGGCGAGGGTCTTGATCGAATGCAGATCCATGGATTCTGCACTCGATGGGCCACGTATGAAGCGCTACTCATCGCCATCAACGACCGTGAGTATAAGCTTGTTGACAAGGACATGGGTTGGTATGAAACCGAGGACGAGCTGCTTCGCTTTCGGCTGATGGGCGATGTTGAGGATCTGCTCGAAGAACAACCGCGGCGCGATTGGGTTCCGCCCGAGCCGATGCTTTCTCAGCTTCGCCAAGCGGCGGGCCTCGTGAAAACACCCGACACGCCACACAAGCCGCTTGACAACGAGGTTCGTGAAAGGAACCGAACTCGAACGAAGACACGCGCGCCCGTATCGCGCGATGGTCTCGTGAGCATCGGCGATATCTGTGACGAGCTCGGCATGAACCCGCGTGACGCGCGCAAGATACTTCGGAACAAGGTTGAAAAACCCGACGCCGGCTGGGCGTGGACTCCCAAGGAAGCTGAAGCAATCAAGAAGATCCTGAAAGCATGAGACCACTTCCAGACATATGCAGGCACGGTCAAACTGCCTTCGAGCGCAAGATGCTGCTCTACTTCCATGCGAAGTCCACAATGAAGTTCGAGCTTCGGTACCCCGACGGCTCACTTTATGAGTTGTCGGATTTACCGCCGCTACAGGGCCTTGTTGAATTGATACCGCTGTGGGAAATCGGCAAGCGCATCTTTCTCTTCGAAAACCGAGTCGACCAACAGAAATCACTGGAGCATCTAGCCAATGTCGTCAAATCCTCAGCCCGAGTACGCAAAAGACGCAGTCGAAGACCTCGTAAGAAAAACGTCCCGAGAAGTAACCGAGGCCGCCGCTCGAAACAGCCAAGCTCTTGAGCTGATCGGCATACCGAACAACTACATGGGCTTTTTGACGGTTAGCATTGTCCACACCATACGAGCCATGATCAAGACTGAGGAGTTCAAGCAAAGTGACAAGGCAAAAGAAGCTCTTACACGAGGACTACATGAGATCACCGTTCAACTCATCGAGGATGGGGTTATTTGAATGTCTAACCTGGATAGTGCTGATCGTCTTCACCATCTCGGTGTGGGCGTTCGCAATCTACGGCTTCTTGCATTATGTGGGTTTCTATTCGGCTGCGGTCAATACTATGCCGAGCCAGTCGACTTTCGACTAGATCCCCAATACCACGTGGATACGACCGTTCAACCGAGCGGTCTACCCACCAACTGCGGATGGGATCGCGCGTATATCCGCGACGTGTCGGATGATGTTGTCCGATATAGCTACGGGTGCACCAATTATCGGTGACGCTCGCGCATCGTTGCACGACATGCAACAAGAGGCGTGAAAAGGGCGTAAAATTGGCGCCCGGGACACGCGCCTTCGCGTTTCGACGCATCATGACGCATCAAAACCCGGAACAATGCCCAGGCATCGAAAAATCGCGCCCTTTCGACGCGACATGACGCCCGCATATCCACGGACGTCACGTAGGCGCCCAGGCATCGTGACTGGCGTTTCCCATGCGTCATGATACGTTGAAATGAAGACGACGCCCAGGCATCGTTATTTTTGACCGTCATCATAAACCAAGCGGGCGTCCTCATCCGCGACGAGAACGCACCCCTTGATACGGTCGAAGACGTACTTACCGCAGTTAGGGCAGTACGACGGGTATCGGTGATTAGGCCAACATAGCAGCATGCCGCAACAGGGCATGTCGAACAGCCGAAAGGCTACTCGTTCAGTTGTCCTCATCCCACAAGTCCTTGCTAGCGTAGCCGATGTAGGAGCCCTCAAGGAAGTAGATGATGTGCTCGTTGAGCTCAGTCAGCTCCTCGAGTTTCGTCTGTGCCTCGTACCGTTCCTCAGCGTTACCCTCACCGCCGTTGAGAAACTCGGTAATTTCGCTCATCTCCCTTTCGTTGGGGTTCACAAGCTTCATACCACCGAAGTTGTATTCATGCGGGTAACTCGGCTGATGAGCAAGTCGTATCTGCGCTTCACCGTGACCGGCCGCAGAAAGGTTGCTCAAGTCTTCAATGAGTTGGTCAAGTGTCATCGCGTGGTCCTCGTGAGAACAAGCCGAAACCCAAGTCGGCGAAGGAGGGGAAAGAGTGTCGAGTGACGGGGCCACAATGTGCGGCCGCTTCGTATCGCGTAGAGAGTCGACGTTGATTTGCCGATCCACAGGGCGATGCTTTCGAGCCCGTCTTTATCATAGCTGTAGAGCTCATCGCGCACGGTTTGCATGATCTCCGCACGGGAATCTTCGTCAATGTCGCCATTGGCCGAGAGTTGAATGACGTTAGCTGTTGCGGTCATCGGGTATAGCCTTATATAGGGTTGCCACAAACCTGTGGAAAACTGAGTAACGATCACAGAGAAACGGCCCGCCCTGATCGAGCAGGTAGTAGACCTCACCGTACTTCCAACGGTTCTTGACGAACCATTCGCAAAGCTCGGTGAGTAGTCGATTGCTCAATGCCCATTCGCCGGTCATTTCGCTGGCGTTATGGTAGCTGATGCTGTCGAGTACACGCACAGCATGCTCGATCTGCTCGCGCGGGCGGTCGCGTAGTGGAAGAGCCTTGATATTGGCTATTCGCTGTTCGAAGCTCATCATCCTTTTACCTTTTCAAAGTGGCCATGATCATTACGCTTGTACTTCTGACCCCGACCGGTGCCCAGCTGCCCATCCGTGTGAGAATGAAAGCAGGTGAAGCACATGTTCGCCCACACACCGGATGATGTGCGGGCGTCATAGAACTTATCGGAGATGGGACGTGAGCAAAGGTTACACGTCTTGGGCGGGTTGATGTAGACGATTGTCATGGGCCATTTCCATTCGTGTGTCGCAAGACATCTTACGATGGAAATGACCCACCCCGCAACAACTATTCGACCCCAAGTACCTTGAGGAAGTCGGCGATTTCTCGATCCGTCATGCCCAGCTCTTTGGCATGAGGTTCAAGATGACCCCGAAGAATCGACGGATCGCGCGAGCTAGCCAGAGACCGCAGAAGCACCAGCTCCATCCGGCTCATATTGTAGGCCTCCTTGGAATAGTCGACCCAGGCCTCATACGCGAGCGGATACAACACAGACACCATTTGTTCCATGGCGTCGGCATACTGCCGAATTTCTAGCTGGGCGTGGGGGTCCGTCCGAAGCTTCAGGAAATGAAGCAGGTTGTGCAGGTCGATCTTCCAGTAAACCTCGGTGTAGGTGCTGAGCGGCAGGTGAATCCTCGCCAGCTCACGAGCTACGCCAACCTCTTCGCTCACGAGGGTGTTGTAGATCTCGAATGCGTCGGCTGCTGTATCGTCCCAAGCGAACTTCATCATTTCGTCCAGGGTCATACGACCATCGCTGCCCTGCTTGTTCGACTTGGACTGAACTCTCACCTCATTGGGAATGTAGAACTCGTTCTTCATCACGGAGTACCGGCCGGAGTACTCATTGATGTTGGCCGTCCGGTGACGGATCCACTGGCGAGCTACAAAGATGGGCATCTTGATATAGAACTTCAGCTCACACATTTCGAAGGGCGTAGTGTGCTTGTTCCGGTACAGGTACCGAATGAGCCCACGGCCGTCGCGCTTGATCGTGGTGCTCGCCGGGTCATAGCTGACTCTCGCCGCGTGGACGATATCATCGTCCCTGCCCATGAAGTCAATGAGCTTCACCACGCCGTGATTTCCGATTTCAGTTCTCATAGTCGCTCCTGGGTTCAAGTCTCTCATTGATGGGTACAAACCGGCCGTCGAAGAATTCCTTTGCCGGCCGACACCAGATCTCCTCATCATCTAGCGAACGGTAGATGACCATCGGGTTAAGCGTGGCCTCGTCATGACCGACTAGCAGCAGTTCGTATTCACCGCCAGACTTCAGGTGCCTGTAGTTCATCCATACATCCTCGGAAATTCCACTTCCTTGATCATACCATCGAGCTTGTCGATGATCTCCGAATAGTCACCATCGAGGCTTTCATAGAAGTCCTTGACAGCGCCTATCTTGGCGTTGGCGTTCTCCAGACGAACCGCGCGACTCGGCGAACGCTTTACCCGCTTGGGCATGGTGATATAGCAGGTGATCCGAACTTCGTCGTTCGGCCACTCGTCAATGTCGTTCTCCACAGAGGAGAGTTCGCTCTCGGCGTTGTCGAGCAACTGGTACTTCTCGCTGTTCTCGAGATTGGTACCTTCCATGCCCGATTTCCAGTCGGTGATCTCTTGCACGAGGTCTTGGATTTCGCTGACCGCGTCGTCAACAAGACTCGAGGGGCAACCCTCGATAGCAACGGATTTATAGCTCTTCATGAACGCGCCCTCTTGGGTCGAATGATTTCCTGCACAGCCTCGCGGTCGCGGAGATGGAAAATCCACCCGGTCGGCTTTAAACTTTCGGGGACCTTCGCTTTGAGCGCTGCACGACGGAACTTGTCGCGCGCAACCTTCGGATCAACGCCGAGGTCGCGGGCTAGCTCTGAGAGCTTGAACGTCTCGCGATTTTCGTGGAGTAGATCGCCGGCTTGTTCCATCAGGTCAAGTATTCGGTCGATCAGTTGTTCCTTGTCATCAGTTGGCAAGGGTTGGTCGTTGGAGTACTCGTTCCAAGTGTTATGTAGAACTTGGAAGTCGTCCCCCTGCAATACGACCCTCGTGTCGGCACGATTCAGCTTCATGGATTATTGTTCCCCGTTCAGACTTGACCAGTTGATCGTATCAACAATGGCACTACCTGTCAACGATCAATGGCACTCGATTGCTCATAGCCTCACATTGCGTATCTTGACCTTTTCGTCTCCGCTACCCCGGGTACACTCTTCACGGAACCAACGACGCTGTCCGCAGTTGATGCAGGTTTGGCGTTGATCATCACCTTCCCAGTCGTGTTGTCCGCTGGGTATGTCGCAGCTGTATGGATCATCCCGGTCGCGGCGATACATCCAATGTCCACGAACATTATGCCGGCTGACGTGTCGCGGCGTTTCGTTCGGCTCGTAGCGCTTGTCGCCGTAGTAGGTCCGCGGCGTCAGGAACATGTCGACTTCGTCCACGTCGATCACTTCCCGGTCGGCTCGCTTCTGCTGTGGCTCGGCGTCGAGGTTAGGCTGGTATCGCGGGCGCGTGACGACTTGCGTGGCATGAAGCATTGTAAGACCCATACGAACCCAGCCAGCCATCTCCACGATGATCCCCTGTATCTTTTCGTGTGGAATGTCGGGCCCATCCAAGTACATATGCTGAAGTACGGGATCAGGTGGGTAATGGATGCCCATAACTACAGAGGTGAGCGCTTGATCTCTGGGCTCATATCGAAACACCGTCAAGAAGGGCAGCAGATAAAATCCGCCGTTGGGGTAGTTCAGCAGGTACATCATACCCCAGCCACCCGGGTCCTGAAGAAAGATAAAGGCACACCTTGACGGTCGGGTATTCTCGTCATCAACGGTCATGAGGTTAGTCATGAACGCCCTCCAGGGCATTTCCACAAAGTAGGCCTTATGGGGCAGCCGCTGCTTCGCTACCTCGAGCCAGTTGATACGACCGATCTCGAGCGATTGCTTTCCGAGCTCTCGCGTCACGTCTTCGCTAAGGCTGTAAACGGTCAGCTTGTTTTTCAGGTGAAGGTATCCGGCGGGTGATAAGCCCGCCTTCTTGAATACCTTTTCGAAGTTTCGCCGCCAACGGCTATACAGCGGCGCGGGCATCGCCCACCTCAGGAATGATCGTGTCGGTCTTGTTGACCGGCTCGAGCTGGTGAAGAAAGTGTCGGAACCCCTGAGAGTCGGTGGCCATCCAATTCCCGTTGTAGTGATAGATCTCTACGACACTGATCTCTGCGCCACGCTTCCAGGCCGGGTGATCGAGAAAGCCCTCACGGCCGATCAATCTTCGCATTAGCATTCAGCAACTCCGCTATGTCGTATGTCATGCTGATGACCACGGGTCGAGGCTTTCGCCTAGAACCCGATACGTCGGTTACTCCACGAAGGTACACGCGACCGTCCCCAGGCCGCGTGACGTGGACGTCATTAAGAAGGTGATACTTACCCTCTATCTTGATCGTGAGCCTCACAGATGAAGCTCCCGCACGATCATGGCGAGCGTCTCACCATAGTCCTTGCGGGTGAACTCGCGCATCTGCTCATCCACAGCTGGGTAGCCGTAGAGGGTGAGCCGGTTCGCGTCGATGATCAGCTCAGCGATCTCCTCAGGCTCGTAGTCCTCAGGAATGTCCGGCGCTATCTGAGAATAGACATGCTGGAGCGCGGCTTTTTGGTCGGCCGTAAGTGTCATTTGCTAATCCCCGTGTTGATGTGGACGTTGTTGCCCGCTGCGTAGCCGTCACGCCCGCCGCGGGTAGTGGTTTTGACAGTCAGCGGCTTGCGCCGAGTGATGTTCTTGTCGGCGAGAAATTCCTCGATCTCACGCTCGAGCTGAGACTGGATCACGACGAGCGCCGTGCCGGTCGATTTGTCCGCGTCCTGTGTGGCTTTGAGCTCACGCGCGCGGTGAATGATCCTCAGCGCGCAGCTACGCTTGAAGTCGCGGCGGTACTGTGCGCGCTCGGCTTTCGACATGCCGGGCGGCAGGTGCACCTTGTACTGATGCTCAACCTGCTTGGCCCAGAACTCGAGCAGTTGATCAGCGACCTGCGCGTTGAGCTTGGTGCCGACCCATCGGAATGCCTCGGTTCCGTAGAGCAGACCCTTTACGGGGATCAGCACCTGAATACCGCCCATCAACAGCTGCCAGTAATCGCGGTCGAGCTTACCACCGCCCGAGTACTCGACGCTGGACTTCACGCCCAGGTCGCGCTCGTCGATGTTGTGCTTGAGCATCAGCTTGCGCGCCATGGCCGCAGCTGTTGCCGCTTCCTCCTCGCTCGGGTTGTTGGTTGCGAGCGCCAGAAGGTTGATAATCTTTTCGTGGATGTCAGACATTGGCCAAATCCTCGAGTGCTTGAGCGAGCTCATCACGTCTCGCTTGGAGATCAGCTTCAGCGTCGGCGACTGCACGGATACAATCGCGGACGTATTGGGCATGGAGCTGAAGCGTATGAAGCTTCATGAAATGACGGTGGCTGATCGGCACGTCATCCGCGGTGCAATTCCAGCCCTCGACGCGGGTAAAGTCCTCGACGTGCTTGGCAAGCTCATCGAAGCCATCAAATTCGAGAAGCGAGTGAACCGACCTCACGCTGGGCATGTCGGGATGGGTGTACTCGAACGTGACGAGACGCCACAGGGGGTCATCCTGTGGAAGGTGTTCGATGACGTAGGTGTTGGATTGCATGGTGAACTCCATCCGTTTCGATGGATTCACTTTATCGTGGATATTGCCACGGGACAATTCCAATGTTACCCACGTGAGCGATTATCTCGCCTCACGGCCGGGATGTTCGTCTTGCCCTCGACCACAGGCAGGTAATGGATGCTGGTGATGTGATTGCCCTCGATAGTGTAGCGGCGCCACTGGTATAGGTTCTCGTCCCACGCCCACTTGATCATCGCACGATCTGCTTTCCATCGAAAATGACCTTGCCCGACGGATCAATCAAGACCCGCCGGTTGTTGGTGAGCGTTACCCACAGGTTCTTGTCGCTAGTCACCCGCGGGTTGGTTCCCAGGGCTGCTCGCTGGTACTGCTTCTGGGTTATTAACCGGTCGTCCCGCAGTCTTTGTAGATCGGAATTCAAATCGGGGTACCTCCATGTCGAGCTCAAAGAAGTAGTCGGCGATCTGGCGTAGGCTAAGATTGGGGGCATTCTGGATCCATGCCATCTTGGATCGTGTCTCAGCTTCGCCCCGGTTCGCTATGATCAGACCCTCAGCCATGATGCCCTGAAGCTGGACGCAGAAGAGCGCCGTATACTGATCCTTGGTCATGGCAGCAACCCCGAGAGAAGGTACCGAGCCCGTTCGTAAAGAGTTTCCTTGTGGTACCAGCTACCCCAGTTGTCAGCCTCCATCAGCTCGACGGCTTTGTCGACCGCTTCCTCGTAGCTTATACGCTCGTTGCTGTTCAGCACCTCACGGCGGATATCCCTGTCGTCCTTGGCGGGAAGCTTGAGTGTACCATTGATGAGCCCGTCGAGTTTGGGAAGCACCTCGGCCTTCGACACCTGATCGAGTGATCTGAAACTGCCCCACCCGTGGATGAATAGTGTGCTGGCTTCTTTGCTGCTGAGGTCGAGAAACTCCTGAGCAATAGATGAAACCTGGCTGGAGCTCATGAACTCCGTATCCTTGCCTGTGGCAAGTATGGTGGCATGACCAGCGATGCAGCAAGAAGTACCGCACCAGTTGCTCATGTCGAAGTGATCAGAAGCTGCGATGGCGTCACGCACCTTCTTCATGTTCTCGAGGTTCATGTTCTCTCCTGAGCTAGCTGTTGAACAACCTGAGTGACTTCACCCACAACTGTCGACTCCTTACCGTCAGTGGTGTAGACAAAGGTGTTTTCGCCGCTGATGCTGGGGAACACCATCGTCACCTGGTCTGGGTTGATGTAGAGCGGGATGCGGGTCTGGTAGGTGATGAGTCGGACGAGTCTCATTTCAGCTCCACTTGCTTGAGATAATACCACGTGTCCTCGTCAGCGATACGGCCGCCACCTTTCTGAACGTGGAGGATAAGCTTCAGAAGGCTGTTCAGCGTAGCGCCGGGCGGCGGCATGATGAAGTCAGCCAGAGCTTCGGGATCGGGTAAATCCTTAAAGACCGCCAAGAAGATCTGGCCGAAGTCGTCGTGGCTGTTGTGCTCACAGGTGAGTACCCAGACCTTCACTTGAACAGCTCCTTGTGCTCGGGCCGTATCCAAAAGTAGGCCTTTTGTCTCGTGTCGTTCGGATTGGTGAACACCTCGAGCTCTTCTTGGCAGTAGGCGAGCGCCACTGCAGTGAATGCGCCGTTGTTCACCCACACTGCGACGAGTTCACCGTCGTCGTTCTTGTAGCTGGTCGGCGTATAGCCGATTGGCGTGGCGTTATGCATCAGCCAAGTTTCCTTGGGGATGTTCGGGAAGTTGAGATAGAGTCCCATGCTATTCCTTGTAGGTGAGAGAGCACATGATGCAGGATGCCTTCATGTGGGTGCCGGATTTCAGGATCTTGACACTGTTCTTGGTCTTGCACACCGGGCATGTTGCTTTAGCTCGGGTGAGGTTGTTTGCTTCGAGCTTTCGTTTCCATTCCTTGGCGGCCTCGAATACCGCTTGGAGCTCTTCGGGGTCAACCATCGCTAGTGACCACGGTGAGAAGTGACTTGTGATAGGCTTCGGGGTCTCGTCTACCATCCCACAGGACCATCGCTTGCTTCGCTCGGGTGATTGCGGTGATAGTGCCCCGCCTTTCCGGCGGGACACGGGGGTGCACCTGTTGTGCTAGGTGCGGCTTGATGATGACCCGATCACCTGGGCTCATTCCACCCATCCATGTGGGCGCTTTCGCTGCCGGGTGGGTTGACTTTGAGGTAGCAATCGTCGCCCTCGACGGATTTCTCGAGGACTTCGTAGGCGTTACCCGAGAAGGGCAGGATAACGTGATCGCCTACTGAGATGTGGTGGTGTGATTTGAACTTGCGGCTATAGTTACCGCGGTGGTCTGACGCTACTAAAGTGTACTTCATCGCTCTTCTCCTTGTTATGGCGATAATCTACGATATCACGTGGGCATTATGCGCGTCAACACTGGCTGGGCCATGTAGCGAAAATTATTTGTCCTCTATGGGGTATGGTGGGAATTTAATAAGGCCCAAGCCATGCCCTTGTTGGGGAGAGTCTGCGTATCTCTGCAGTGCCCAGCCGACGCGATGAGGCAAAGAAAGGGCGAGAGTTTTTCAACCCTCGCCCGGGACGTTGGGTGATGCGCGCCCCCGAGGGAGGGGGCGCGCGTGTCGCGTCATTTGATGATCGCAACGATCATTTCGAGGTTCGCCTTCGTGAGCGCGTATTCGTATTTCACGTTCGCGCGCGAGGTCGCGTCAACGCGCTTCGCAACCTTCTGCTGATCCTTCGACGCGCGCGCTGCGTTCGCGCGCATACGACGACGCGCGATTTTTTCGTTCACCTTCATCGCGCGGGCGAGGGCAGCGACGGTGAACGTTTTGTCGTTCGCCGTTTTGAGGGAGGCGAGGAGGGCGTCGATATCGTAGGTCATGATCGTATCCTTCGTTTGTGCCCGGGCGCGCGTGACGACGGGGGCGCGTGAGGCGGGCGGGGTGTGTTGCGTCGTCGTCATGCATACAATGTAAGGATGGGCGAGACGACATTCAATCCGTCCAAAACGAGAACACGAAATTATTTTGCCTCCTCCTCGCAAGGGGGTGCGCGTCGACCTCGCAAGGGGTTCGACCTCGTCCTCGACGGGAGGGGGAGAGGTCGCCCCGCCCTCGAAGGGGAGGCTGGCAACCGCTGGCTGCTGACCAGGGGGCGTCAAAAAAGGGGGTTGACGGATTGGACGCCCGTGGACCGGGGCTACACGGCGGGTTGGGAGCTCCGCAGGTATCCATGCGAGGGGGATGTGCAAAACCTCTGTAGCCCGCTGGACATAATGAGAACATCGGGCGTCGGCTGACGCCTTGTAGGGCAGGCTACACGGCGGGTCGGAAACCGTGTAGCTAGCATACGGGGCGAGATCAGGCCGCCCGACAAAACGAGAACGGACGGGTGTTGCGGCCGGGACACGGCCTGTTGCGGATGGGCAACTGTGACCTTTCGGCAACGGGGGCTGGCAACCGGAGGTGTGCTCCGCGGGTCACAGTGACCGGAAGGACACAGGGGGGTGTTGCGGACGGGCAACAGGTGGAGGGGGGTCGGGGCGACCAGCGGTGGGCCACTAGAGGCCAGCCATAAGGCGCCGTTCCACTCTAGGGGTTTGAGTGAGTTCGTTCTTGCCAGGGTTCCCACAGGAAGGCAACTACTGGTCCGTCCTGCTGAGGCCGAAAAAAGAGCGCCTACGTGAGGCGCTCAGTTGGGCAGTGTCAGAGGCGGAAGACGCGCGGTTCGAAGTCGACGGCCATACGCGACGGGGCCCAATCATAGCCGCCGGCGTCGTAGCGATGCATAACCGCGCGGGCGAAGATCTCCGGGAAGCGCTCCCAGCGGGCGAGCTGATCGGGCGAGGTCGACACGTCGCGGAACACGCCGGAGATCATGCGGCTGAAGTCATCGAAGCGAAGCTCGAGCGTAGCGGGATCGTAGGTCGCCCGGATGACTTGGCCGTCGCGGGCATACATGCGCGAGGTGTTGAAGGTGAGGTCGAGCATAGTGAGTACCTTTCGTTTGCGTTGCAGCATATCATCGCACATGGGCATCCACAGATCAACGCCAATCTCGCCAGGCATTTAGGAACCAGGGGCAACCCCGAAACCCATTTCCCTAATGCCAGCCCCTGGCCCCTGGCAACTACTGGTAGCTGAACCTATAGAGGAGGCCTGAAGGCCTCGCCTTAGCGATAGGAGGGTCGATGGCGCGGAAACACGCGGGCGACTTGTTCGGGCGTCACGCGCACCATCACGTCGCGGTGATCGGCGTAGCGCATCCGCAGGTGCTCCTCATACTGCTTGGCCGCGGGGAAGTCGCAGGCGTGGAATTCACGCGCGGTCCCGCGCATCGGTTCGCCCGCGGTGTAATACCAACCACCCTCCTCGGGCCCGCCGTAGACGCGGTCGGTTTCGTAGGCGGCGACGGTGGCCCATTCGGCCTCGCGCAGGCCCTTGTCGGTCACGCCCTCGTCGTTGCCGCAGTACGGGCAGTAGACGCGGCCGTCCTCGAACTCGGCCTGGTCAGCCCGGAAAGTGCCGCAGGAAGGCGTGTCGCAGAAGTAGGTCTGGATCGGGTAATTCATGGTAGTCTCCATTCGATTGCGTTGCCTGAACATCATCGCACGTGGGCGTCCCACCGCTCAACCGCAATTTGACCAGGTCTACGGAGGAGTAGTTGCCGAGACAGGCTTGATCCTCAGCTACCAGCAGTTGCCGATCTACTAAAGTAGGCCCGAAGGCCTACCATAGTGATGCAGATTCCCGGCGTCATGAAGACGAGCATGCCCGGGTGGACGAGGGCGAACGCAAGCGCGATAATCCACAGGAACAGGGTCATTCGAGCAACCTCACCACGCAGTAGAACAGCGCTAGGAACAGCAGGACGGAAACGAGAAGCTCCATCAGTACTCATCCTCCGGGTAGAACTCACCGTTCATCTCGGCCTCGATGCGGGCATACATGCGCTGCTCACGCTCGCGCGTGTCGTCGGGCGACTCGATCTGCACGATCCCGCGGGATTCGGGGTACTCCTCACGGAGCATCCGCCGTGCGGTTTCGCGGTCAGGCGCATCGACGCCGGCGCCAAACTCATCGCCACATTCGTCGAGCATGACGGCGTGGAAGTGGATCAGGGGTTTCTTCATGACTACGTCGGGCTCCCAGCCAAGTGCGCGGCGCATTTGGGACGAAGTCATCGTGCGGGCGCCGGGTTCCACACGGGTGACGGTGTTGGTCGCGAGGTAGGCGCGGATCAGTTCATCGTCGGTCATCGGAGTGCCTCATTCGTTTGGTTGCGAGACATCATCACATGTGGGTTTTCCGGTTGTCAACGCCAATGTGACCTCCCACCTTGCAGGAGAGGTAGCCAGACCAGACTTACCGGAGGGGACGCGGGCAACTACTGGTAGCTCAGATCCAGACCAGCTGGCAACTACTGGTAGGGAACTCGAGGCCACGCCAGAGAGGCCGTTCCAGCCTAGGGGTTCGTTCTTGAGTTTAGTGAGCCGGGTCCATACCGCGATCAACTCCCCAGGCAGTAGAGAGTCAACCGCAGCCGCAACAGGACCCGGCTCGCCGACTGAGTAAACGAATGGTAGAAACCTCAGTCGGTGTTGCGGTAGACGAGCAGCACATCGCGGCGGATCTCGAGCGCCTTGATAGCTTCGTCGTAGTCACGAGGCCGAAGATCATGTCGGCCGGTCAGCTTACGCGCGAGCTCCATCAGTCGGGCGCGTGTCACGCCGCGAGGTGGAGTCAGCCCGGCTTTCACGAGTTTCAGGTGAGCCTTGACAGTGCAGACCTGCAAGTACTCGCGAGCGTGCGGGTTGGTCATGTCGATGGTGGTCATGGGTCTAAGCCTTTCGTTTGCGTCGTTGCAGGCATATATTCGCACATGGGCAACCCATGCACAATATCCAATTAACCAGACGTGGCAAGGGCGCTAGGCATCTGGCAACCGCTGGTATCCTGAAACCTAAAAGGGGGTTGCTAGCCCCCAGCCCCTATGTGGCTTCATACGCAGCAACGATTGCGAGGTCGGTGATGCGGGCAACCTCATCGGGGTCAGCATCCTCATTGTCGATCAAAGCCAGATATGCATCGTAGTGCTCACGGGCATACACGTGGGCCTCGTCGGTGAAGTATTCGAGGATATAGTTAACCTCGAGTTCTGGAGGCAGAACGTAGGTGTCGGGGTCGATCGTCTGCGGCAAGGGCAGGTCACGATCATTGGCGAACAGTGTCAGCATGAGTCACCCATATACCCAGACGTCGATGGCCGTGGTGAGATAGTCACAGCCGGGTTCGTGCTCATCCATCCCGCGCTGGTCGATGATGCGCTGGATATTGTCGATGGCTTCGGCATCACGCTGGTCGGCATGACGGGTAAAGCGTTCACGCAATGCGGTGACTGCGCGAAGCAAGGCGACTTCAGTGGTCATGGGTCGAGGATCAGGCATGAGTATCTCCATTCGTTGCGATAGCATATCATCGCATATTGGCTACCAGCAATCAACGCCAATCTTGCTTGCGGGCAACTACTGGTAGCCAAAATGTTACCCTGAAAGAAGCCCCGAAGGGCTTCAATCAGTCAGGGCATAGTCACGCGGCGGATGTGAGCCCACAGGGACATGGTGATCCCGGTTTCGATCAGCTGGTCGATCTCGCCCGGGTTCAGGCGCAGCGCTTCGCCGAAGGCTTCGGCGTGTTCGACGGCTTCGCGGTCGAGGATCGAGCCACCGCTGATGTTCAGCCAGCGGGCGTCGGGGTCAAGCTCGACGGTGAGGCCCATCTCGCGCAGGCGGTCGAAGTCAAGAGTGACGCCGTGCTTCGGTGCGCTCGAAGCCGGGCGGGCAGTTTTCATCGTAGGCATCAGCACCTCCATTCGTTTGATGCAAGAACACAATCGCACATGGGCAGCCATCAATCAACCGGAATCTTGCTTACTCCTAACCGGAGAGGCTGGCAACTACTGGTGGCCAAGCTACTGGCCCACAGCAAGGCAACCACTGGTAGCCCGATTCCAGACCAGGCTGGCAACCAGTAGTGGGAGGTAAGTCACCAGTCCAGGGGGCCGTTCCAGTCTAGGGGCCGTTCCAGTTCAAGCTTTGAGTGCTTCAATCTCTTTCTTGCGGCGCCACGTGGCTTCGTCTCTGCTCATGCCGGTCCACTTCGGCCAGCCATCCACAAAGACAGCCCAGGAGTACTGATCGTCTCCTTCGTACTTCCTCATCTTCACCCGCTGCTCAGGCCTCATGCTGAACCCACCATATCTGAGAAGCTACGGCCCGCGGCAACAAGGTGGCTGTAGTAGAAGCCTTGCAGCCATTCGGTGGGTGAGTGGATGGACCACTTGGCCACAACGTATGGGTGCACGCTGTGGCCTTCGCGCCAGCAGCAGATCACCCATGTCTCATCGTCAAGTCGCTGACGCTCGATGACCGGGTAGCCATTGAGCATCTTCGGTGGTTCAGTCGTCATGCTAACCTCCATTCGTTTAGCGTAAGATCATAATATCGTCTAAGTATCCACAGTGCAATGCCGATCTCGCTAGGAAATTGCCCAAGGCTTTTGCTGGCAACCTCTAGTCTCCTTTCCCCAGCCCCCACAGGTAACCCCTGGCTACTTTTCTTGCCGTCCCTGGTTAGAATGGCGTTGAGAGTGAGCAAGAAACGTGATAGGCTGAATGTGTCACGACGACGTGACTAACCCGAACGGAGCAACAAACGATGACGACCGAACCCAAAACCCCCGAAGCGCCCGTCGAAAAATCGACGAAGGCCAAAACCTTCACGCTCGCCCAGCTTGCCCGGGAGCTGAAGACCGACCCGAAACTCGCCCGTCGCAAGTTCCGCGCGAACGCGGCGAAGGAGAAGCCGACGAAGCTTCCCGACCCGGTGAAGGCGCCCGGCCGCAAGAACACGCGGTACGAATGGCCCGACAACGCGGCCAACCGCAAGGCGGTCACCGACTTCCTCAAAGGCTAACGGGATTGGGCGCTCCGGCGCCCTTTCTCTTGCCCTAAAGACTGGCAACTACTAGTCTCTTAACCTCTATCTGGGCAACTACTAGTCCATCTTAGTAGGCAAGACGGAGTAGATAGATGGGTAAGATAGAGCAGACAGGTAGGCAAGAAGATAGCAACTACTTTTTGCTTGCTGGCTACTAGAGCTATCTTTCTAGCAACTAGTTTTTGCTTCTGGCCACCAGCCGGAGGCCTCTGGGGTCTAGTTGTAGGAAAGTTACGGTTCCAGAGTGGTCCAGTGTAGTGGGGAGTACAGTCCCCTACCAGAGCCTGGGCCGGGCCATTCCAGAGACTTGAGGCCACCTATAGGAGCCGTTCCACCCTAGGGGTCAGAGCCATTCCACTCAGCTACAAAAGTTTCCTCGCGCGTATTACACACTTTTTTACAGTTTTGAATGGCGTTATAGTAATAACTACATGATACTATTCATTCTTTTTCGACAGCATTCGCCTAAACCTAGGGCGTTTGACTTTTTTGAATCTATCAACGCTTCAAAACCTGTAAATATTCATACATGTAATCACGCGATGCTAGTAATGGCATGCCCTCAATGAAATCAAGCACTTACAATCCAACACCCTCCATTTCATAGCAAATTTGCATTGCTATACAAGGTAATTTTTGCCGAAATTTCTCCCTCGATTTCGCATAAGTACTTGAAATCAAACGCTAATCGTCCAGATACCAAACAGGAGTGAAATGCTAGCGCTATACAGTTTTCGCCTATAGACATAGAGCCACCGTCTGGACACAAAAAGTATTTGACATACCCGCATAAGACGTGATACGTTAGGAATATCCCTACAGCTCTAATAGGTAAAGCCCAAAATGATCGGCAGTGCCCCCACGAAAAAAGATTTGCTCGAGCTGCTGTATTCCACGCAAGAGCTAGCCGTCATGGCGAGAGTCTCAACGCCTGCGTGGCGCAACTCTGGCCACGTCCGTGGTGGCGAAGCAGTCATTCGGAGAGCTGCATTCCAGGCACAGCGGGAACTGATGCATCTCCACAACGAGGCGCAGCGCGACGACGTTAAACTACTGCTGCTATCAATGGCTCAGGCTTTGGACACATTACCAACGAGGCACACCGATGTGGGGTGAGTGGATAAGAATTCATCACGCGCAACCAGCCGTGGGCGAATACATACAGATGGAATACAACTGCGGGTTTTGCGGCAACAGTCCCCTAGTTCTCGAAGGGTTCTATGGCACGGACACGCCCAAGTACATCAGCGGTGACGAACCATGCGACAGAAGGGCAGAAAGATGGCGAAAGTTGAAGCCAAACGCAAAAGAAAAAGCCGTAGAACGCCAAGCCGTCTTGAGCTGATCCGGATGTTCTACACCAGCAATGAGGCGGCGGCGCTGGCGCATATCTCAGCCAGCACTTGGAGCATCGCTCAGCAGCACCCCGACTGGGCGAGTACAAGGCGTCACACTGACACGATCATCCAAGAGCTCATCAGTGAATTGGACCAGATAGCTACGTCGGGCACGTCAAAGACGTACCGCGACTGGGCAGTAGCAACAAGAGCTCTTGTGGGAGAAGCGGAATGAAGACTCTGATAAATAAAGGCAGCCTGGCAGATTTCGTCAGAGCAGGCCATTGTTTGGTGTTCAACATGCTCAGCGACAACAGGCCCAGCCTCATCTATGTGGGTAGCCGTAAAGGCTGGCCGAAAAGCAGGCACCATGGTCGACGCACGACAAAAAGCGTCAAATACCGGATCATAGTAAGAGGCAAACTATGAGCATTCTCTGCACTATATTCGGCCATCGCTGGCAGCCGAGCAAATCCCGAGAGCTCCACACTTACTACTGCCCCTGGTGCAAGAGCTATGGCGTGACGACGGACTACCTACTGAACATCATCCAAGAGTATGAGGAGATACTCCATGATCTTGGCGTGCTTCACAAAGACAATCCCAAAACAGGGGGAAAAGGTAAACGTCTACCTGACGGTTGGCGAGTTATCGACTCCGACGCAGATAAAGCGTGAGCTCCTCAAGGAGCAGATCATGCTGAGGAAGATCTACAAGAGCCTCGGCGACAATTCACCGCCGTTCGATCCGGCGCCGTTCCTCGATGTGACTGACGTACTGTTCCTCCAGCTCAAGGAGAACCGCACGCCAGACCGTGTGAAGTACGAGTTGACCGAGTACAAGAACGAAGATCAGAAGCGAGCCTTTATGGAGAGAATCAATGCAAAAGCTTAGAGACATGGTCCGTGCCTACATCCTGCGCAAGCTGGTGGGCGAAGTCGACCGAGAGGCGCTGCTCGAGAAAGCCAGCGAAGAGGTGATCAACGATATCACCACCAAGGGGTTCACGCCGGCGGATGAGGCGGTCATTGACGCGGCGCTCAACACACCCTGACACCATCAGCGTGACGGTTGATGGCGTCCATTACCCAAGCCGCGGCGCAGCAGCCAAAGCATTGGGTGTATGTGTGGGCGTCATCACCCGGCACTACAAGAGGTACGGCAGCAGCTTCACGCTACAGCTGGCTCACCACCGCAAGCCGGTGCCAACATACGGGCACAAGAGCATCGCAGAGGCAGCACGACAGCTCAACGTCAACCATCGAAAGCTAAGAACCGGCAGGGAACAAGGCGAAGAGTTTGAAAGAAAAATCAGGTGCCAGCTATTCAAGCCCCCGCCGCCCTGGCATCAGTATACTCCATGGGCATGGGGATACTTACTTCACGGCAGTATGCTGCAGTACTGGCCGGGCACACGGAAGTGGCGCTGGAAAATGCAGACCTACATCGGCAACGTCCATCAGTTCATAGAGGATCACACATGACCATACTTCTTCTCATCGCTACCTTCGTCGCCTTTCTTCTCTGGCTTAGGGCTTATCTAAGCTCAGCTGAAGATGCAATACCCAACGGCATCATTGCTGTAGTCGGCACGGCATTCGTCGCCGGCGGCTGGGCGTTCTGGATCTTGGATTGGTTTCTCTGATGAAACAGGTAGCTTTGAAGTACAGCGACGGCAGCACTAGTACGCCGGTGGATGCCCACTGGGAGCTGAACGAAAAAGGCCAGCTCGTCATTGACCCAGTTACACTCACCGGCAGCGGCCTGGCATTCTGGATCGTGATGCTAGAAGACGGCCGCATTGTGGGTGAGCTGTCACTGAGCGCAGTCTGTAACCCCGGCTACATGACAGCCGGCGAGACACTGAGCATCACATGACAGACCTGGCATTACAGACCATAACAACTGCGATGCAGCATTGGAAGCAGGCTAAGAAAACTGCGCCGCCATGTCCGGTGTTTACAGCTGCTGCCATTGCGTCGTATGATGCAGCGATCCAACAACTCACACGACGAGTGGAGGAACTACATGGAGTACTCGACCGTGAACGAAGTGGTGACACTGGGGATAGTCAGCTTGATGATCGTGTCGGCGGCGACCCGTGACCGGTACATCATCGGCTCCACTTGGCTCGGCGGCGCTGTAGCATTGGGGATTCTATGGCTGACCAGATAAGAGACATGATCACCTGCCCGATTTGTGGCAAGAAATCAAGCGTGATCGACACGGGTACCACGCGATACGACGGCTGGCCAACAATTTGGCGGCGGCGTAAGTGCAAGCCGTGCGACTACATCATCGGTTACACCATCGAGATTCCGAAACCCGAAAAGGTGAAGGTGAACCAGAAGTAATGGTCAACATTCAGTGCACTCACCCTGATCCGTGGCTCAGCGCTGTAGCTATGGATGACAAGCGGGTCAACAAGATGACCCTTGAAACGGCGCAGCTCTATTGCACGATCACTGGCACGCCCACATACCGGCCGGTTCACCAGAACAACCCGACAACTGCTTGGTGTAAGCAGAACCTGAATTGGCTCGTGGAGTTTCATCATGCCCTCGCTGCCGAGTACTTCTACCGCTTCGGAAAGATCCACAAATCCTTCGTGGACGTCGGTCAAGCGATGCGTAGTCACGGTCCCGCGAAGCCGAAGTTCTTCCGTAATGGCGCCCGTACCACCCGAACAACGGACGACGGCCGACGGATCGACTTCACTTTCATCGAAGACACTCACCTTGCGTATCGTTACTATCTCCGCTGTCGGATGATGTTCGATACCAAGCAACCCGTGTGGACACGTAGACCTCCGCCGTTCTGGCTCGATGAGGCCAATATCACTGACATGCCCATGATCTTCAGCTGTGACGTTCATGAGCACTTCTTGAACCCCGTGCAATGGAGAGTCGTATGCACTACTATGAAGAAAAGAACTTTGCAGGAGCCTGGGCGGCGAAGTCGAGCGACGAATACCCAATCCAGCACAAGGATAGCCAATACCGCTTCATCACGAAGGTGAAGGACGAGCACGTCGGGCTGCCGCTGTATCAGCTCCGCTTGATCTACGGCATGACGCCGGAGATGCAGGAGTGGCTCGACGCCGTGAACGACACCGGCCGTATCGGTATTCCGGGTCATGCCAAGGCTTTGGTGGATCGCCTGGCTGAGAGAAAGCTGATCCACCTGGATAAAACGGGGAGTATCTGGATTGCGCTCAGTCTTGGCGAAGCTGCATCAAGCGGTAAAGCTGCAGGATCCACAGAAGCTGGAAACAGCGATGCAGGAAGCGGAGGTAGTCCTCTCGAGGCAAAATAAAGAGGAAGCTCTCGAGTGGTACTTTGGCAAGAAGCTCAGGCTATGCCCACAGTGCAAGCAGTGGCGACCCGATTGGGACAAGTGTAAATGTTCGCCACGCTGAAGGGCCACCAGGTTCAGATCGACCTTCAAGCCAAAGAAGAAGCGAAGGAGCTCGGCGAGGTTATACAAGCCGGGCTTCAGTCAGTCGACATAGACGCCAAGAACTATCGGCGGCTACATGAACTTGCAACGAGGCTCAGGAGCATCAAATGAAGCGAATGTGGTTGGACAGTCGAGAGCCGAACAAGCCAAGGCTCATCATCGAATACCCGGGGTTCGTTGAACCTGTAGAAAGCCCCTTCGTCATTCGACTGGTGCCGGCCGAGCCTAAGCGATCCTGCTTGTTCTGTGGGCGTTGGTGGGATGCGCGGAGGTATCCACGGGGTAGTGAGCCCTGCGAGCGTGGCGATGATATCTACAAGCCATGCACACTGGACATGACTGAGCATGAGGCGGCCATGCATTGGCGCCAGATATCTCATGACATGCGCCAGCATCTGACCAACGCCATGGACCTGCTGAGCCGTATGGGTGCCTACTCTGGTGAAGAACTGATGCGGCAGCTGGCCATTAAACAAGAACTCGAAGCGGCATTGCAGCGGTTTCGCGCTTGACGTATGATGAAGGGGAAGAACATGGTAATCATCAATCCGAATGCTACACGTTGGGGTCTTCGAAACTTGGTTAGCTATCATCGAAAGCGAACCCAAGACCCAACGGTGCCCAACTCGATGAAGGTCTACAGCGAAGAAGTTCTGGAACAGGTAAGAAAGGAACATGGCGATGTCTATGCCGAAGTACGGGGGAATAGCACTGGGCGGCCCCGCGGCGGGAAGTTTCCTCGAAAACTTCAGACCTGAGGTTCGTGTCACGCCGAAGGTCATCGGCATTGGCAAGTCGATGGAGTCGAGTCACTACTACTTCATTCCGCTGTTCGGGCTGAGGGGTTTTTGGCTTCATGAGTCGGAGACTCAGGGGCGTCACCCGTTTGACGATATCATGCGGATCTTGGTGGAGAGCTACGTCAATGTCCACACTGGCGGAACTACTGAGGCAAGCGGCACTTCGTCAAATGACGGAGGAGGAGTTACAGGCTCAGCGTGAGAGCTGGGTTCGAGGGATGGCGCCGTGCGAACACGGCGTCTATGATTGGGAAACTTGCAAGGAGTGTAAGGAGAAGTATGGGAAAACCCGCAACGAAAAGCTCTGGCCCGCGGAGTTCAACCGCAGCGAAGGCGGGACGTCGCAAACCGCCGGCGGCGAAGAAGGGCAAGCACCTGACGACACCAGAGGATCGGAAACGCGCCAGGTGGCTTATGGAAAACTTCGGACTGAAACCCTACGAGCGCCCGAGGGCGTGGTATATTCAAGGAGCACAAGGATGAGCGTCAAGATGGAAGAAGTCTTCATCGTCGTGGATGACACGGGTCACCACCACTCGGTGAGAGAACTGTCGGATCAAGACTTGCATGAGGCTCGGATTGTTATCCGAGTACTCTACGAGGTTTCGACCGGCCTGACCCTCTCCAAGGTTATCAAGAATAGCTTGGGGTACAAGGGATGAAGAACTACACCGACCTGATGATCGACCTGGAGACGCTTGGCACTACGGCTAATGCGTCGATCCTTGAGATTGGCTGGTGCTTCTTCGACCGCAAGGATCGCTGGCGCACCATCTGGTCTTGGTCATGGTTTCCCGACCTGAATGAACAGGCTGAAATGGGATTCAGCGTTGAAGCCGATACTCTTCAGTGGTGGCTGTCCCAACCCGAGGCGTATGAGCGTCAGCAGCTGGCCGAACGCAAGTCAGTGGTCGAGGTAGTCAAGCACATGTCCGACTGCTGGAACGGCCTCGCGACGGAGAACACGTTGGTGTGGGCGAAAGGCACCCATTTCGACCTGCCGATCCTCAGGAAGCTCTTTCCGGAGCCGTGGGGTTTCAGAAATATCCATGACCTTCGGACGCTGAAGCTGATCGCCGGCCCCCATGTGGAAACGCCGGTGAAGAACCTGATGCCCCACAGCGCCATCGAGGATGCGGTGCATCAAGCACGGGAGGTAATTCATCTATGTTCTACAATCGACGAGGCCTTCTCTCAAGGGAGGTCCCCGGAAAACGTCCGCCAATCGTCCAGTGGCGAACCAGGCTGAACCGACCCCTTGAACTTCGGGTTAGCAGAAACCTTGTCCCGTTCGACCGATACTTCCTATTGGTCGGGCGGGGTCATCACTTGGGTTGGATCGGCATCAAGTTCGACCTTGAAGGTGAGTACAAGGTGGATGTTAATCCGTTGGTCTGCACCTTTCGGATAGCTTCCCACAAGGCGGTTCGGGATTCTCGTCATGATCCGGTATTCGAGATCACCAAGAACGTACTCTTTGTTGCGCTACCACCTGCCCGATGGGAACTTGACGCCTGGTGGCGTAAGATGCCCGAGGTGTCGGACAACCCAGGAACTAAGCGTCGGCGTATGGTCAAGATGCTCGGTGTGTGAGCAGTTGTTCATCCGTCGGGGCGGTCGAGTGATCGCCTACATGCCCTACGGAACCACCATCGACGGTGCATGGGCTCCGCCTTTTGTTATCGTTGACACACAGAACCCGAGACGATAACATAACATAGTCGGTCGTTCAACTCTGCGAGCCCTTGTGGCTCGCCTTTTTTTGGGTCATTTCAGATATTGCTTAGCAAATTACCCACGCGATACAATGAAACGTCACCAAAAACAAGGGGAGCAGCTGTGACGATTGACGAAATACCAAATAACTGCGGTCTCGTTGCGTTCCGACAAATTCTTCCGGATCGTGATGAAGGCGAAATAATCGAGGCATGCTACGCAGCAGGCTTCCGCGACGATATGGGCATGTTCCCTCACCACATCGAAGAAGCGATGCGGATCCTTCGCGTAAAGTATACGAAGCCCGATCTCACGCAATACAAGCCGACCTTCAACACTGATGACATGCGTACCGCAATGACGTTGCAGCAGGCGTTATCCGTGACGAAGAACGACGTCTGCTTGATCCGCGTCAACGGTCATGTGTTGGCGTCAAATCGAGGCATCCCGCTTGACGTGAACGCTCGAAAACGCGGCGCCCGTCGTCGCGTCCTGGGATTGTATGTGATACATAACGCAACGATTCCGCGGCGCGAATCCTTGGCGCTCTCAAACGATCCCAGGATTCTGTTCGTTCATGACATACGACGCGATGCGAACAAGGGTTCGAGTCGAGCTGTCGTTTACGAGAAAGTTTTCAAGGTGTTCGGTGATCCGCCCGACGCGGTTCAATTTTCCGACATGCAACGTCATGGCTATACACGTCGGATGTTGCGTCGTCATCTCTCACGCGGTGATGCTATCATCGTGGAGTGACACGAGTGTAGTAGACGTTTTTACCACGTCCTTCACATACATACCCGAGAGGAGCGAGGGCCCTTGACCAGTTGCTCACCTCGGGTATATTAGTCTGATTAGCTTTGATACGGATCTCACTCAGCGGTATTTTCGCGGGGTGACCGTTAGTGCGGAAGCGATCCTCTAGCTCGTTCATCATATCGGCGAGGATCTCCTTGTCCTTCTTCACCTCAGACTGACGTTCCTCACGTTCCTTAAAGCTTAGTGTGAGGTCGGCGTCGGTGATATCGACGTAGCCATTCCACACCATCCGGGTTCGGTCACGCTTAGCAATGTCAGTGCTGCCCGGGAACACGCGCTCCAGCGAATACGACAGCGCTCGAATGCTAGCCGTATGAGCGAGCGAGTTCTTCCCAAGTGTAGCGATCCTAGTGTAGTCGTCGTCCGGGTGTTTGTAGACGCCGATGACGATACGAGCAGAGTTGCCGAACTGAGCTGAGCCAATACCACGATGCATCGGGTCCTTGTCACGGCTTGCTTTTGAATGGTGACGGATCGCTACGACGGAACAGTTGAAGTGGACGGCAAGCTCTTTCAGGTTGTTCATCACCTGGATCACATCGCCCTGCTTGTTCGTATCTGTAACGCCTGAGTAGTTGATAAGGGTATCAAAGACGATCATGGCTATGTCATCACGGTAACCCTTGTTGTTCTTCCATACCTCTCGAACCTCATCCACAAAGGTAATGAACTCCTCGAGACAGAGCGGATCACCCAGCGATGGGGAGAACACTTCAGGTGGAATATGGAAGAAGGGTGCTGAGTCATCGGGGTTAGTAACCTTCGTGAGCATGCCGCTGTCCTGCATTCGAAGTGCTACGTTGCCCGACATGTTCTCGGCGTCGAAGTAGAACACCAATCCCTTCTGAGTTTTTTCAACCCAACCATCTTGTGGAAACTCAGTTTTCCCTTCAGAGATAGCGGCACCGGCAGCCATACATAACCAGGACTTACCAACTTCCGGCTGACCCTCGATTGTCGTGATATGACCGCGCGCGAAGTAGGGGTACTGAATCCAGTCGACAACTTCATTCTCGACCGCACCCATGAGCGTATTTCGGATATCGGATGATCGCTCAACCGCCTCCTCACGCTCAATGGACGACTCTTTCTTGAAGTCGCTTACTGGATCGGGGCCGTCGAGTTTATTCTCAAAGACCTTGTTGATCTCCCGGCGAAGCTGATCTTCACCGTCACGCCGATCATAGAACTTGTTCCAGGGGGACATCCACAGAATGCGGAATGCTTCGTCCTCATCAGCTCCGGCCTCGATGAGTTCATTGGTGAGCTTCCAGAAAACCTCAGAACGCTTGCCCTTCTGTGGCCGACCGTTCAACAGTTCCCGACGCGCCCAAGGCGATAGGTATTTCTTGTACTTGAAGAATAGCGACTTAACGTCTTGATCGGGGGATTTCTTTTTGACCTGATTGGGTAGCTTCGCAGCAATGTCGGCTTCTTTATAGACGATACCGGGGTCATCCCACATCAGCTTGACAAGTGGCTTTGACGGGTACTTGTGATTGTGGGTACCGGGTACGCGAAGAACTTGCGTAAGATCCCAGCCGCCCTTGTCAGCGCCGATCAGGTGAGTCCAACTACGGTTAAGCTGCTCATCAGTAAGGATTTCATCGAGGTACCACAGGGCCGCATAGCGATGCGGAGAGGATTCCCAAGCGACTGTTGGGCGTAGTGGAACACTTAGTGGACTTACTTCATCAAGGTCTGCCCACAACAGGTATGGCATAAGGGCGTATCGGCGAAGACGTCGTGGCTTACTGAACCCATGCGGACACCAATAGACATCCATATTTTGAGTCTTCAGCTCATTGATGTAAGCTGGTATTGTTCTGAACTGCTTCCGAGTGAAAGCTTCGTCGTGCCAGTTTCCCTCCGGGTCTTTCGATGAGATGAAGAAGTATTTACCGGGCTGCTTGGCCCAGACCCTCATTAGGATCATTGCTGTTTTCTCTCAGTCTTTTGATTTCTTCTCTGGAGATCATGTGGGAACGACCCACGCGAAGTGTAGACACGTGGCCGCGGTCGATACGCGCCCACAGTGCAGGGTAGTTGATACCCAACAGCCTAGCTGCTTCGGTGGTCGTGACATAATCCGCCAGGTTCACCACCATCGTCATGGTCACACCTTTGTTGACTCCGTGAGTTTTTCAAATTACAAGGGTAATTCGATTAAATCAACTGAAAGCGATGGTATCCGAATGGTAGTTCTCGAAGGTCCTGACGGCGGTGGAAAGACGACGCTCGGTCAGCTTCTGGCTCAAACGCTTGGGTATGAACTTCGTCTCAGCGAAGGCCCCGAGAAATTCCCCGGTGAGATTGACGCGCGTATTCTAAGGTATGCGCGCGAATACACCAACCGAAAGGACGTGATCTTCGACCGACACCCCTGCGTGTCTCAGATCGCATACCGACAGATCCACAGCCAAACAGAGCCCAACGTCGAGCTCGTCAACGACTTCTATCGAATGAAGCCGCTGCTGATCTACTGCCGCCCCGATCCGGCTAAGGTTACGCACACCGCCACGGGGGAATGGGATACGCCCGAGTATCTGGCCAAGGTTGACGCCGGCTTCGAGAAGCTGATGACCTGGTATGATCGCTGGGCCGTGTGGAACGCGCATCATATCTACCGCATTGGTGACAATGTGCGGGTGATCGAAGACCTAATTCGAGCATGGAGAAGAGTATGACTTACGACGAGCCATTTCGCCACGTTGATCCGGGCGACAGTGAAGACATGGTTGGTGATATCTGGAGCTTCCATGCGAAGTTCGACCTGCTGTATCAGGGAAAGCCCCGCCAGCTTCCCGAAGATATCCTGATGTTCCGGCTTCAATTCCTGAGAGAGGAGCTGAATGAGTACGAGACTGCGGCCAATCGACTACATGCATCTCTCGCTCGAGGCCTTGAGGACGATGCCGAGGTTACTCACCTTCTTGAGCTACAGCTTGATGCTCTGGTGGATCTGGTATACGTCGCCCTTGGAACCGCCCACCTTCACGGATTCGATTTCAATGAAGCCTGGTCTCGAGTTCACCGAGCCAACATGGCTAAGGTTCGAGCTCAATCCGCCGACGAGTCCAAACGTGGTTCCACCTATGACGTGGTGAAGCCCAAGGGCTGGGAGCCGCCGTCGCACACTGACCTGGTCGAGGATCACATCCATCGGGAGAGTCTTCGTGACAACACTGTCTAAGGAGTGGTGTAATTGGGTCGGCGAGCAGTCCCGAGTTCCGCCATACATTATCGCCGGAAGTCAGTCGATCTATCAGGACTTGACTTGGCAGATACCCGCGTCACTGTTGCTCAACGACACGGAGATGACCCCGGAGTCTATCGGTTTCACGCCGACGAAGATACGGATGCTCAAGACTCACTACGAAAATCCGGAGACGATAGCTCGTGCAAAGCGTGACCTGGATGACCGACTCCGAGATCGAAAGTATGGCTCGGGTGTTTGGGATTTCCGAGGAGTGGAAAAAAAGACTACTAAGCAAGATTATTGCCTTACCGCCGGAGTCATTGCGTATTACCCGCCCAAGGGGCACACGTCCATCTTCATCCGATACCGAACGGTCGAGCTCATATTCCGGTACAGAGCCGATCTCATTTTCCTGCGAGACGTCATCCTACCACAGTTCGATCTCCAAACAGCCCCTCCCGATTTCATTACCTTTAGCTTCGTTAATGCTACCATTCACCCGATGTTCTACATCATGCTGCTACTTGAGCATTCTAAGCCATTACGACTCCTTCGAAGACTGGAGAAGGAAAACCCAAAGTTTCATCACCAGGTTGTCAGATGGACAAAGATTCATCTGGAGGGAGGGTATAAGTCCTATCAAACCGCTGCACGAGTTCAAAAGTTTGTGGACAAGTATCCACAGGATCGACGTGATCTAATCCTCAACGCCATCACGGATGAATGAGCCTCATGATCTACAATAACTTCCAACATGCCCGGGAGGCGCTTTCCCGGCAGTTCATCACGGCCCCAGCCATTCATGGTCAGAAGTGGCAGGGCGTCGATATCTCGCAGCGACCCGAAGCGAAGATGATCGAACTGCTTCACGAGTCATTCCGGGTCATGATGGTCAGCGAAGACCTCGAGCATTGGCGGGAGGACATCAAGCCCAACCTGCCTTGGGCTGACGACCATTTTGAGGAGCGCGTCTGTGGATACCCGATCAACCCGGGCGTTCAGTGGAAGAAGTGGCCTTGGGGTCATAGCGCCGCCGACCACCTGGACCTTTATGGTGAACGGTTCAACCATAACTACATGGAGAGGTATTGGCCGAAGTTTGCCGGAGTGGTTGAACGCGCAACGGAAACGGCCGAAGAGTATGCTCAAGAGATTGAGGGCGACTTTACGCCCATCGCTCACCAGGGCATTCGTGCAGAGTATGGCGACCTGAATGACTTGGTCAACACGCTGGCCGAAGAGCCCGACACTCGCCAAGCATATCTGCCGATCTACTACCCGGAGGACGTTACCGTTCAAGGCCGAAAGCCCTGCACGCTCGGCTATCACTTCATCCTCCGCCACGGATACTTCCACTGCACCTACTACATGAGGTCGTGTGACTTCTACCGACACTGGGCGGATGACTGCTACCTCACGATCAGGCTTCACCTGTGGATTATGCATCAGCTGCGGAAGCGTCGGCCCAAGGTCTGGGACTGGGTTCGACCAGGCTTCTTCATCATGCACATCACCAGCCTCCACATGTTCATCAATGACACCCGCCCAATGGGCATTGAATGGAAAGGACCCCGTCGATGAAGAAAAGGATCACCAAAGGCCAGCCATATGGCAGGGTCATCCGGACTATTGTCAAGGGTGATCGAGAACGCTATTATCATGCGACACGTGGTTGGAAATATCGGAAAAGGTGATGATCGACTAGCAGACGCCCCACCCACCCCAAGGTTGGTCATCATCTTTCGGCGGGAGACATTTCGCGGTGTCTCCCGCCAACTTTTAGGCAACATTGGCGTTGTCGTCAAGATCGCGTTATCATAGAATGACGACATGAAAATCCAATCCCTTGACCCGTTGCAGCCCGGCTATGAATATCACGTCTCGCCTAATCGCGAGTATGATCCAGATTTCAAGCCTGACTTCACGCCCGCGCAATGTCTACGAATGGGCATTTTCGGCGGCGCATACTTTCGCGGCTATCCGAAGTTTGGCCGTGAATTCCCACACCTACGACACGTCATCAACGAAGCCGAAAACCCCGACGACAATTATTTCGGTGTTCTTGCATCGCTGAGTCGACATGACTGGCAGCAACGTGGCTGGATGCACGACGACGATCCGCGAGGTTGGTTTCAGTGGTACTGCCGCTATGACATGGGTCGACGCCACGCCGACGATGATCGGCAGATCAGTCGTTGGGTCAAGTTCAAACAGCGAAAGCTTCGTGAAATAGGCGACAATGAAGACGTGGACTACAAGCGAGCAACACGTCAGGGCTTGCTTCACTGGGGCATCAGATCACCGGGGATGGCATGACTGAACAAGAGCTGAAAGAAGCGATACTCGCCTGGAGAAAGGTACTGCCCAAATGAGGATATCTCGAGCACAACTGTGGATGGGGATTGCTGAGTTGGCTGCTAGAAGATCAACTTGCTTTCGAGGCAACGTCGGCGCGGTCATCATCAGCAACAACCGAGACCCAGTTTCTATCGGCTACAATGGCCCACCTTCGGGTGAACCCCACTGCCAAGGCAACGGCTGTTCGTTGGGACCCACAGGTGGTTGTGTTCGTTCGGTCCATGCGGAAATCAATGCTCTCGACCGAATGGAACTTCGAGTGGGTCAGGGGCCATTTGACCTGTATGTTACGAGCAATCCATGTCCGGATTGTGCCAATGCCATCGTTGACTCGGGACTCATTCAGCGTGTATACTATCAATCTCCTTACAGAATAAAAACAGGGATTGGCGTGCTTCTCGATGCCCAAATTGAAGTTTTCCGGCTCTCGCCCTCAGGGTACCTCGTCAACGAAAGAACCCAAGAAGTCCTCGAAGCAAACTGACTTCTTCGATAAGCTAACCTTAGCATTATCGGACAGCGGTTGTACCCGGTGCCGACTTCACGAAATGGGCTGCAAAACCGTTTGCTTGCCAGGTCGGGGCACTATCCCATGTGACGTGATGGTCATAGGCGAAGCGCCGGGCGCCACGGAGGATGAAGCGGGTGAACCTTTCGTGGGTCGAATGGGCACGATGATCCGCGAAGAGCTGATCAAAGCCGGCATTGACCTAAGCAAGGTCTACTTCACCCACGCCGTTAGTTGTCGACCGCCGGACAACAAGACACCCTCCGCTGCTCAGCTACGCGAATGTCGCCATTGGGTTCAGGAACGGATTAAAGCGGTCAAGCCGAAGTATGTACTGCTACTCGGCAACACCCCACTCGAGTCACTGCTTCACATCAAAGGCATTAAGAAAGCACGGGGCAATCCCGTTGAACTTGACGGCATCATTTACCTGCCGACCTACAGTCCTGGCTACATTCTACATGATGATCGAGCGAAGGCACCCTTTGAGGCTGACCTTCGCCTTTTCAAGCGGCTGATCGACGGCGGCGGTATGCCTGAAGAAGAAGGGCTGAACATCACCGTTGTGGATAGTCGGGCAAAGCTCGAGGAAATGCTTCGAGCGCTTCGCGGTGACGTGTCCTACGATATCGAGACAAACAGCCTCTATCCATGGGATGTCCCGGGTACAGGCGAAGAAAAGAAGAAGATCGTTTCGGTTCAGTTTGGCACGAAGCGCGGTCAGTTCATTCTGCTCATGGATCACCCGGCCTCGCCATGGTCAAAGCGTCAGCTAGTTGAGATCATTCACCAGATTGATGACCGACTGAAGCGTTGCTACATCGTCACCCACAACGGTAAGTTCGATGCACTGTGGATGCTGGTTCATTACGGCGTTAGGTGGTTTCCCGACTTCGACACGATGCTCGCTCACTACCTGCTGGACGAAAATGCTCAGCACAGCCTGAAGGTACTTCCACAGGTGTTCCTGGGTGCCATGCCCTTCGATATCGACGTGGAGACGAAGCGAACGGGCGACGACCTCGAGGCATTCCTGAAGTACGGTGCGAAGGATGCCTACTATACCCTCGAGCTCAAGAAGATATTTTACCCCATGCTCTACAAGGATACGGCGTTGCTTCGTGTCTTTGAAGAGATTCTCATGCCTTGCGTGGCCCTCTTCGTTGAGGCTGAATACCACGGGGTGTTCATCGACACTAAGCGCCTTGATGAAGTCGAGCAATACCTGAAGGAGAAGATTGATGAGGCACAAGAAAAACTCGACCGTTACTCGTCAAAGGTTGCATGGGATACAAAGGACAAGACCTTTGTCGAGAAGTCCGATGTTCCCGCAGGCGAGCGTATCGGAGACAAGCGCGGTCGGTACCAATATCTTAACTGGGGGTCATCTCAACAACTCTCGACGTTTCTCTACTACCACCTTGGTTTGCCGATCATCGAAAAAACAGCTGGTGGCTCTCCTTCAACGTCGGAGAGTGTCCTGCTTCGAACAGACCATGAAATTGCCAAAGCACTTCTCGACTATCGGGCAGCCCAGAAACAGCTCACCGCCTTTGTGGACGGATGGCGTCGTTTCCTTGTTAACGGTCGACTTCACCCGTCGTTCAAGCTACATGGAACAGTTACAGGTCGACTTTCCTGCGAGAATCCTAATCTACAACAGGTACCTCGTGACAAAAAGATACGGACGCTTATTACTGCACCCCCTGGATGGACCCTCATCGAAGCGGACCTTTCCCAGATTGAGATGCGAATTGCAGCCGAACTATCGGGAGATAAGGCACTTCTTCATGCGTACCGCACCGGGATTGACGTTCACTGGCTGACCGCCATTCGTGAGATCGGTCGTTCTGGTGCGATGAAGGAAGAGGTTATTCGCACCGTTAAGCACTTCACCGGCGAGACAATGAAGTACGGCGATGCCATCGAAGCATTGCTGAAGATTGGTCCGAAGAGGTGCGAGGGCGCAAGCGAAGAACTCGGCATCAACTGGAAGGAAGTACGAAAGAAAGCGAAAGCAATCAACTTCGGCTACCTCTACGGAATGTGGTGGAAGAAGTTTCGCCTATATGCCCGCGATAACTATGGTGTGGACATTACCGATGAGCAAGCACAGGACTCTCGTATCGCCTACTTTGAGCTCTACGCTGATCTACCTCAATGGCATAACCGTCAACGACGCCGTGCAAGGCTTGAGGGTTTTGTCCGAAGCCTGTCGGGACGCAAACGCCGGCTTCCTGCGGCTATGCGAAACGACAAATCCCCTGACGCTCAAGCCGCCGAACGCCAAGCTATCAACAGCCCAGTCCAATCGTTCGCCAACGAAATTAACTTGATGGCTGCAATTCAACTTCGCCGAGAGTTTGGCCCCGACGTACTTCACATTGTGGGTACTGTTCATGACGCCATTCTCTTCGAAGTACGGGACGACATGGTCGAGGTTGTCTACAAGCGTATTCTTGAGGTGATGGCTCAACCCGCACTGTTCGAGAAATTCCGCATTCACCTGGGCGTTCCAATTGAGGCCGAGGCATCAATCGGCCCGTGGGGTGCAGGCGTTTCACTCGATAAGTGGAAGGAAGCCCAACGACGCCGAGGCCGAACGTTCCCGAGGATGCCCATGATACCCCGAAACAAAACCCGTTACAGACGTCAGCTCAGGGAGGCTGGACTACGATGACCAAGATGACCATTAGCCAATCGAAGGCTAACCGCTGGAATACCTGCAAGGCCAGCTATAACTACCGATACAACCTTAAGCTGAGTCGTCGTCGTGTCGCAAGGCCGCTGACGTTCGGCAGTGCTGTCCACAAGGTGATCGAGGACACTATCGAAGGCGTGAAGAACATTCGCAAGTCTCTCGACAAGTGGGCTGAGGCGGAGATCAACAAGCGGAAGTACTTCACCGAAGAAGTCCAAATGTTCCAGGAAACGAAAGAGGAAGCCTGGACCATCATGAGGGAGTACCACGAGTTCTGGCCCAAGAATCACCTGAGGTACCTTGAGGTAAACGGCCAGCTCGCCGAACATGAGATCCTGTGGGAACCCAAGGGTGAGGACTTCATCGTCAACGGCAAAGTGGACGCCTTCGCCCGGTCGCAAAACAAGCTTAAGTGGCTGGTTGAACATAAATCGGGCAGGCAGATGCTGAGCGAGGAGGACCGCTGGCGTTCTATACAGACGGCCCTCTACATTACGGCGGGGCGCGAACTAGGCTACCCCGATGTTGACGGCATTCTGTGGGACATGGTGATTAGCAAGACCCCCACCCGCCCTCAACTGCTTCAGAATGGTACCTTCAGCGTCAAAAAGATTGACAGTTTACCCTCCGTCGTTTATGACACTATAACGCAAGCAGGACAAGACCCGAACGATTACCCGACAC